TACTGGTGATAGTGGAGAAACAGGACCAACAGGACCTACTGGTGATAGTGGAGAAACAGGACCAACAGGACCTACTGGTGATAGTGGAGAAACAGGACCAACAGGATCATTTGGTCCTCTTGGAAATGTCTTACGTGTTGATGCAATAAACGGAAATGACTCAACTGCTACACCTGGAGGATTACCGTATTTAACAGTTCAAGCTGCTTTAACTGCAGCTGGAGCTACAGGTGGAACAACTGTATGGGTCTTACCAGGAGAATATAATCTTAATGCTGAAATTGTAATTCCTGCCAATGTTTGTTTACGTGGATTAAATGTACAAACTTGTGTGATTCAAATGTTAAATGTAGACTCATCTACAACTTTAATTAGAATGGGTGAGAATTGTCGTATAGAAGACTTAACATTAAATCTAACATCAATGGGCCATCATAATTTGAAAGGAATAGAATTCATTGGAACATCAACTCAAACGTCAAAAATACGAACCTGTGTATTAACAGTTGATAATTCAGGTGCTTCTAGTGTCGGAACAAGCAATGTATATGGAGTTGAATGTAGTGGAACAGGCGGATTAAATTCAACGTCTTTTTCATTTAATTCTCTAAAAGGCTCTACAATTAATGTAAAATCAAATGGAAGTGGAAATAAACGTGGTATTATTGTGACTGGTACAAATATCGTATCAACTCGTGACTTGAATGTATATGTAGCTGCTCCTCCAACAAACGCAGGATTTACTGGGTCATATGTCGGAGTTGAAACGAATGATGCAACAAATACAGGTTCAATTCAAATGCGTTCTACAACAATTGGAGCTATTAAGGCAACATTACCACAAACCTATACATCCTCCGATATTCTTCAAACAACACCTTTAACAATTACTAATCCAACATATTTAGCTTCATCTGGTATTCAAATAGGTCCTGGAGTTGATTTAGTAACAAAATCGGCAGGACAAAAAGGGTTTTCTACCTATAGTTATCCAACAACCTTGTTCTATTCTGTGTTAGGGAATATTGGTAGTAAAAAGAGCGGATATTTGTGGCCTGGAACAGTTTATTTTTCATCAACATATCCGGATACAACTACCCCAGTAGCTCGTTATAGAGTTCAACAACCACTTATATTATCTGGAATGCAAGCTACGTGTAATGCTATTACAGGAGGAGATAGTGTAGTGATAACAGTATGCAAGAATGCTGCGGTTGGTAATGTATTATCAAATGAAACATCTTTTACAGTTACATTAACTAATGGAACACCAAATGCTTCATTTTATGAGGCATCAGTTGATTTTGCAGCAGGTGATTATATAAACTTACACATCGATGCGGGAGCAGGAAATAGTAGTTTACACGATTTAGCAGTCCAGTTAGATCTGTTCTAATTTAATGTAAACAAATATAAGGTCTGATTGAGATCAGCTAGTATTTCATCACGAATATTTAGAAGGTCAGTATCTGTATTCTTCAAATTTCTAGGAAGTTTATGAGTTAGCCATTCAATTGCCGATTTTAAAAGAGCAGGTGCTTCTTGATCATGAAAGTTACGAATCTTAATGATACCTGTACGTCCACTCAGCTTTGGACGACCATATTTTCCCATATATACTTCTACAAACTTGTCGATGTTTTCATCAAGTTTGCCGACTAAATCATCTGTGGCTTTATGACGAGGAAAACTCATTGTTTGCCAATGATAAATCTTAATTTGATCACGCAAAGTCATCATAAGACATACGATTTCACCAGACATTTATTAGTTAATCAAGAAAGTAATGGACTTAAATACAATTTTTTTATCTTTATTTGGTCTTATGTTTGTATATGCGAGTTATACTGCTTGGACATCTCCAATTCCTGTTACATTTAATCCTATAAGAAATGGTCTTCTTGTTGCACAGGATGTTGGTAAATCAAAGCAAATACAATCAAAAACAGGAGATGCTTCTTTACATGTAGAGAAGGTAAGACGTCAAACTGTTAAGACAGTTGGAAGTGCTAAGCCATTAACAATTAAAGAATCAACATATCAGCTTGGTTCAACAACTGGTGCAATTGAAACGTTTTTTATTGGGCAGAATAAGGCATAAATTCTGTTTTATCACTTTTTTGCTTTAATGTAGCTTTTTCTGAAGCACTAACTCCTTCCCATGATCCAGACATTGCATCATAGCGTGCTTGAAATTGTGAACTTGTATTTGTAGGTTTTAAATCTAAAAATCCAGATACACCTATCTGTGTACTAGTATTTTGAAATGGAATCGAATTACTAGAAGTTGGTGTAGCCGTTTTTCCTAATGCATTAATATATCCACTCCAATGATCTTTCATATTGCTCATTTATAATCTGGATTCCAAGAGTTTTCTCCATCAATAAACTCTTGAACAAACCAAGAAATATCATCATTAATATATTTTGCATCACCAAAATCAACCATATAAATTTTATCATCTTTTTCAATAAAGTTATATGGAGTTATATCTGGATATTCAATACCTTCTTCTTCAATTAATGTTCTTACCATAATTCGAATTTGATCCCATATCCATTCAGGAATTTCTTCTGGATCTTCACCATATACATCTGCTAAACATTCTGTATCCAGATTCTCCATAAAGATAAGACACACATCCTCATGCTTTGACGTCCTTATAATCTTTGGAGCAAATCCATACTTTGCAGCAATACTCTGCAATTCTATCTCATTTTGACATGTAGAAGCAGATACCTCCTTGATGAACATGTTGCTTAAAAGCAAATAAGTCTTGAATAAAACATTCCGTTTTACTTAGTAAATGGTAGAAGAACCAGATTTACAGACTAATGATACAAAGCTAATTAGATCGAAAGATACTAAAGAGGTAAGAAAGTTACTTACTTCTTCAGGACCATTAATGGTTGTAGTATATGCTAAATGGTGTGGTCATTGTCAGAGTATGTTTGAAACATGGAAAGACTTAGCTTCCAAGGTAGATGGAAAAGCAAAGGTATATGTTATTGAAGCAGATGACTATACTGATAAGGATATTTCAGGATATCCTAGTATGCGTGTAGTTAAGAAGGGAAAAGCTAATGATTACGAAGGTGGACGTTCTGTACAAGAACTAACATCTGCCTTACTTGGAAATAGCTTTGGAGGGAAGAGGTCCAGAAGGAGTCGTACCGGTAAGTTTGTCCGTAGAGTTAGGAAGGTTACGCAAAGAACCCTTCGCCGCAACATGACCCTCGTTTAATATCTTTGCATGTCTAGCAGGTGCAGTTGATGAATAATCGGGTTTATCTAAATCCTTAGCTAGCCACTTCTTAAATCCATCTAAATCATTTGGCACCATTGCAGACTGCATTGTATGAAAGGTTCGCATTGCTTGTGTTTGATCAAAGAGATCCGATGTATCCATATAGATATCAGATGTCTCTTTAAAACTTTTCATCATTTCAATCTTAACATCTCTACGATTTGTAGGCGCAGCATCCTGTCTATTAGGGTCATCAATAATCTCTGTTAAAAGAACATTCATAAAAGGATTTTCTTTTGATGGCATCGTATATGCTTTTCCAATCTTTTCATCATCCCTTGCAATAAATGATTCAATAGTCTTTCCATTCGGGAATAAGTTGTGAAGAAGAATGGTAACTACCATTACAATTGGAATAGACATTACATATCCACTTACGCCTGTAGCCATAAATAGAATTAATGAGAAATACGTTGAAAATCTGACAACCGAGTTTAATGCCTCTGCAGTTGTCATTTCTTTTGTGGGTACAAACTTACTCCAATTATCACTATCAAAAAGAATAGTTGGATTCTTAAACCAGATTTGATCGGGCATCTTATATTACTTTGAGTTTTTCTCTTGGAGCTTTCGTTGCAATCGAGCAAGTATACGTTGTCTACGAGCCTCTGGTGAATTACCCATAATTACGGCGGCAGGAACATTTCCTTGTCTACGTCCACCTAAGGCATCATTAAATACATTACCAAATAGACTCATTACCTTTGCCTTAATAGCTTCTACCTCTCGTGTGATTGTATTCTGGTCAAACTCTCCTCGTCTGATCTTATCTTTAATGGTATTCTGAATCTTAGTTATAATTTTCTTAATAGCTGGATTTTCTGGATTCTTCATCATCTCTATTAATTCGGCTGGGTCTTCAACATTAAGTTCAAATTCAGATATATCAACCGACTCCATAATACTTGTAAAAATCTTCACAAGACGAGATTGTAGCACAAAATCAATAATGTCCTTAAAACGCCCTTCTGATGCCTCATCATTCAAAATTTTGGTTACTGCGTCATTTTGTTGACCACTCGCATTCCATATATTCTTAATGATATCTGAAACCTTACCAACCTTCTGCTTAATATCTCCATGAAAGAATGCTGCAATCATACAAGGTACCAAATTCTTAAATATGAGATCATGTTTTGTCTCATCAATTTTACTTAGATTGCGTCCAAATACAAGTCGATCTTCATTAAAGAATGATTTGTCTTTTTGAATAATTAGCATTACGTGAGGATAGAATGCCTCAAATTCAGCCACAGCTGAAGCAATATCTAATTCAATTGTTTCATCTGGAAATATTTCTACTATAAATTGTTTAAAGATTCCATTAACATCCATTTATATTATAATAAAGTCAGTCTGTTTAAGCACGATTTCCAGCGCGACTTTTCATAAGATTCTTGTCCTCTTCAGTTAGACATACACAACCAGTATCTGTATTAAAAGCAGCTGGGCAGCACTCAGGATCAACCTTGTTACCAACTAGAAACATTAGTTTCCCATCTTCTGCCTGTGATGGTAGACTAGCTCCTACAGGAGCCGCTGAATGTGGCTCTGTTTGTGCCCATCCAGAAATTCCACCATCTAGAGATACACTATCATATGGACCAATTCCTTGACCACTTAGCGGAGCACCTACTGACTTCTGCATAAAGTGTTCTTTTGATGAAGGAGTAGGGATATTACTAGCACCAAACTGTACAAAGAGTCCGGCTAGAATAGCCGCAAATAGAAATGCCATTACTAAACTAGTCTTATCCATTCTTTATTATGATGGCTGCGATTTTTTCACAAGAACCCAGAAGCTCCTAACATCGAGGCTATCGTAATAGCAAATACTAGAAGTTCGGGTTGAAATAACGCTAATATAATTGATATTGCTAATAATGCATAAACAAATCCTTTAATAATTGAGATACATAACATAACAAACGCTACTGCTGAATCAATTAGAGTATTTGCTAGAAATACCGCTATCCATCCCTCTCCTGCAAATCGTTTTAGTACATCTCGAATCTTGATTAAAATATATGAAATTGAACTAGCTGAATTTGCAATTTTTCCGAATGTCATAGCTGCAAATGATAACATAAATTTACGAATTCTGCTAAACATATCTCTAAAAATAGATAATGGACCACTTATCTCAGTGATTCCTGCAGCTAGATCTTTAAACATCAACATAAGTCCATCAATAACAAATCGAAATATGCTTTGTCCAAACATGTTGATACAGTGCTGAAAGTTCTCCTCGACTCCTATATCCGGACGAATAACACCTGCTAATGGAATATATATTGGATTACACCTATATTCATTCCAGTGACGTCTAACTTTATCTACTGACTCACTAGCATGTATAACTCCCATCAAAAATACTGCTAAGATTGGAATGGCATAGAATAACCACATTTCACTACTCTTTTATCGGGAAACTTATAACGCCTTTATTACTCCCATAATTGGTCCGTTCATGACAGATTGTCCTGTCTCCATTCCAGTATAGAAAATTAACATGAATGACATCATGACACCCATAATCCGACTAAGCAGTGTTCGCATACGAATGATGATATATTGAACACTACTCATTAGATTCTGAATCTTACCAAATACACTTCCAACAATACCTAGAAATCCACCTCTCATGCTAGACATTGTAGTTCTCATATCTCTAAGAGCACCACCTAGTTCTCCTACTGTTTCGCCTACTGTATCAAATTCTGCCATAATAGGATCCATCATAAAACCAGCATAATCATGAAATCCTTTCATAGTACATTTTGTAAAATTTGTAAACACATCTTGACCAACTAAACTTGCCATAGGCATATAAATTGGATTACATCTGTATTGTACCCAATTACGTTTTAGATGATCAACTTGGCTTAATGCAAATAAGTATGTTGATGCTCCTACTGCGACAATTGTTGCCACTGCAAAAATAATCGTCTCCATTACTTATCTAAAACGGATTTCTTACGCCATAAAAACACAGATTTACTATCCAAAATGGACTACCATTCAATGAGCCTCATAGATCTCAAACAAGCAGCAAAGAACCATGTTCCAAAGATTAAGCAATATTATATCAAATCACGAATTGAACTCATTAAATTACTGTCAATGAGTGAACTTCCTGTAGAAATGTTAATTTCTAAAAAGACTATTGCTGATCTTCGTAAGGAAGCGCAAGATCGTAAGTTTCCAAATATTTGGAAGTTACGTAGAGCAGAGTTAGTTGAATTATTATATCCTAGCTCTGAGCAAAATAATCAGAATAACAACAGTGGACAAAAACATGATAACCCAGAGAAAAGTGAACGCGATCAAGTAGGGATAAACGTGTTGAAAAACGCGTAACATTATCGGTCCAAGTATGTTTTGGTCGACAAACGCATGAAACTCAGGACTCGAAAAAAATGCCAATATGTCAATGGGTGTTTTTTTCATTCTGATTTTTGTCTTCGTTTGGATATAAACATAACGATGAAACAATCGCAGACAGTTCGTTTAGCACTTGTACTTGGTGGCATTCTTGTTGTCGGCTTTTTAATCTCAAATTATTCATCTGCCAAAGGTGTACTTGGCGAGGGCATGGAACAGTTGTCAGGTGCACTTGGTGTTCAAGGTCCTCTATCAGATGGTGGCCCTATGGCGTCACCGTCTCATAGTCAAGGTGGAAATGCTCAACCGTCTGAATCTCTACAGTCTCGTAAAGCCGCTGCTCAGTCTGAGTATACCGAGACTCATTTAGCTAAGGATGAGCTTCTACCGAAGGGAGGACTTGGTGCTTCATGGGCAGCTGTGAATCCTTCTAGCATGGGTGATCTAAAGGGACAGAACTTTCTAGATGCCGGCAGCCATACTAATACCGCGGTAGCCGGAGTATCACAAACTAACAGAAACTCTTCATGGGATGTTCGATCTGAGTATCCTAATCCTCAGGTAAAGGTTGGTCCGTTTATTAACACTACGATTGAAGCCAATCCTTTCAAGCGTGGACTAGATGCGTAAGCAAAAAACTAGATTACGGTTTCACTCCTTTTCTCTAGACAACAAACATACTGCATATATTTATTTTCTTCGATTATGTATCTGACCTTAACGATAATGTCCCTTACGTGTGTCTAAGTCGAAGTAAATTTTCTTCACGCTCGTAAAATCGGTTGAATTATGTCATAATATGACTGTAACTACTCTATAGATCCAACGTAATACTATATAGAGCGCCAAATTTGTAGAGCTTGGTACTCTTATAATAAAGTTCAATGTTAGTAAAAGAATCCGTTTTTTATCATTAAGTATTAATGATACCGGCTGCTTTATTAACAGCAGGAGTAGCCATTGCTCTTGTTTCAAATAATGGTCCTAAGAATACAGTAGAAGTTCGGAGCAGGAGAGATGGTAAGGTCTATCGTGTCCAGAATTTACCTGATAAACAAGAAGCAAGCGAACGTCTTTCAAAGATAAGAGAGAATCTTACTAAACTTATCGATAACTATAAGTCAGATCCATCTACTATGTTAGATCCTCGTATAAAAGTTTTAGTGTCACGATTTAATCCAGAAAATTTTAGTGAAAATGATATTAATGCAGATACAACATCATATTCCGAGAATAAAGGTGAACGAATAGTACTTTGTATGCGGGATAAAGCACCACCTTATCGATTTATAGATGATAATACTGTTATGTTTGTTTTACTTCATGAAATGGCTCATTTAATGAGTACAACCGTTGGTCATACACCAGAATTCTGGACTAATTTTAAACGTATTCTTCACGATGCAGTTCAATGTGGAATTTATACACCTGTAAATTATACTAAAACACCTACACCCTATTGCGGTATGACTATCACGGATTCTCCAATCTAATAAACAAGATGTTAAAGGGAGAAATTATCGACCTTTCCTCAAAGAATAAATACAATGTATCATTCTTTGATGATGATTCAATTGATATAGTGCGCCAGAAGATTGGTGCAGCTATAGATATTCATCCAGATCGTTTACATATATTAGTTGGTCTTAAGTTACCATCTGATTACTATACACGAGATCCTAGACACTGGGAAGCATTATTTAAACGCCTCTCATATAACAATGATCCTTTAGAACAAGATATATTTAGTGAATATCAATTACAGTATCGTAGCCCCAATACATCTATATCATTTAAAGCTTATGATAAAACTGAATGGATGTCCAAACCTGAGACATTATATCCTATTCTTAATCCACCTACTGATTTTATAGAATATCGTATTTTTGGAGTGGAAGAAACCAAATCCTACATACTACCTCTCTCAAATCTTTCTAATACTATTGTATCTCGTATCACTTCTGTGAATCTACCTATACCTGATAATACAAAACTCTTCAATTCATTTTATGATGGTGAACAATTCTTACGATTTTTAGTAAGACCATATGATGAGATAGCAGAATCTAGTGCAACAGTATACTATCCTCTATTGCGATCTACTACTCCATCTAAGATGACTGAAGAAGCTATTAGATTGTTACTAAAAACTTCAAAAACTCTTGAAGATTTGTTAAATCTAAAAGTTCCTGAACCATCTGAGGTATCAATAATACGGACACGATTTTATATACCTTGGGTTGATACCGATTTTGGATCTGCTATAAGAACAAGATTTGAACAAATATTTTATGGAATTACAGTTTCCAAAGAAGTACCCTGTATTTCATTATTTACATCAAAGGATCAGATAAGCAGACACAAGTTTTTCACAGAGGATCCAAAGAATAAACGTCCATTACTTGATATGTCAGTTTGGGGTTCTTGGTGGGCTATAAAACCAGCTCGTAATATTCCTTCTCTCATTTTATTTAGAGGAAAAACTAAACATCATTTTGATCGTATTACAATTACTGCTGGTGATATGGTAATATCAACTCATCGCCCTGAAGGTAATACTGAAACAATTGAACAACTTCAAAGACAGGTAGCAGATTGGTTGTCGGGATTTGACGCAATTATGCCATTCTTAGCAGAATCTGATTTATATAAAACCAGATGGGAACTTCAAGACATATCATTTCTTGCTAAATATTCCGATAAATTAGAAGATTTTGATTTATTAAGATTTAATTGTATTTCTAGTATTTTTGACATCGCGGATAAAACCAGATCTCAATTTAGTCTCATGCGTACAGATCATACAAATAATGGATTATCTGCAATTGAAGTAAAAATTCTTCAGATGATGAAGGATGCGAGTGGACGATTAGATTTTGAATCAGTTTCTGCTGAGTTGTCGATACCAGTTCAAACTGCCCGTGAATTAATACAACATGTACAATCTCGCATAGATGAAGATCAACGTATCGGAGAAAAGGCTTTTCGCGGATATCCTACCATGCGTTTAGGACCCGACTATGTAATCGTATCTTCTATATCAAAATATGATAAAACATTACAATACTCCAATCTCTTAAGATACATTCTTTCAAATCCTAACTCAGATGAACTAAACAGAATATGTCCAAAACGGGCAGAACGTATTGCTGCTGAATCAGCAGTAGTTTCTACTCAACCACTTGAAGTTGATGCTGCTCTTGAAGAAGAATATTCTGATCTATTTGCTTTTTTGGAACAAGAAGAGGAATCTCCTGAAACTGAAAGTCTAGCAGAAACAGTTGATACAATTCAGCGAATATCTACAGAACAAAAACAAGGAACAACATATAATTACTTTAAGTCTCGTCTACAAAAATTTGATCCTATAACATTTGACCCAACTGGATCACAGTATCCTAAAAAATGCGAGCAAAAACATCAACCAATTATTTTGAGTGATACGGATCTTAAGCGATTAGATAAGGGACCATATGATGTAAAGAATGGTAAACTACCAGAAGATAGACTTATAAATATTGAAAATCCAGATGGTACAATTGTTTGTCCAGATTATTGGTGTATGCGTGACCAAATTCCCTTAAGTGATGATCAGCTTGATAAATCAGATGGTGATATTAAATGTCCTGTATGTAATGGAAAGTTGCAAACACGTACAACTGATAATCCTCGTGATTTTCCGTTAATAAAGAGAGAAACCGGATTTATTTATCCAGGATATGTAGATTATAAGTCACCTCGTAATGGACGGTCTATGCCATGCTGTTTCAAAAAATCTAGAGCTAAGAAGAATGAAAAGATGGAAAAGGATACAGAAGATAAGTATTATGTACTTGGTCTCGATAAGACTGCTAAACCAGAACGTATAGCATTTCTTCCACCTTCTATTCTTATGGCATTACACATTAATGAAAAATATGAATCTTTTAAAGATGGAGGAGTTCGCAGATTAATGAGTCCAAACAAAGGATTCTTTAGAACAGGTTTAGGACGATCATCTGAAAACCTTCCTAAATTTTTAGGACTAAAGGCTAAGATTCCATCTCCAAGAGAATCAGTAGAGACAGTTCTAAAATGTTCTTTTTTACATAGTTGGAAACGTGTTGGAACAACACATTTAGATTCAATTGAAAATGAGATCAAGAAACTAAATAACGATCCACTAGTTCAAACTGAATTAGCAAAACTTATTTCAGGAATTGATGATGCATTTCATAAAAAAGAATTATCAGCATTAGAAGAATTAGAGTATACTACATTAGCACTACAGTGTGATGTTTTTCGTATATTTATTAATTCTTCTAAACTAGGTTGTATGTTTTATGCTCCAATTGTCAGACCAAGATCACGTGGAATTATAGTACTTCAAAATGAAGATGAAATTGATGTTCTTGCATATACTGAACGTAAAACACGTGGTTTTGAATTTAGATGTAATATTTACGAATCACCTTTTGCAAAAGAAACTTATGTTGAACTTGAAAAATTACGCAATCAATCTTGTAAGTTAAAAATACCTTCATACAATGAAGCACTTCTTGCGATTCAACAATTACTACCAATTATAGAAGCAGATGATTATGAAATAATTTTAGATCCATATAATCGCGGACAAGCCTTATATGTTCCCGGAAAATTAATACTTCCATTCCAAAGCACACCTTTACCTGAAGTTTTACAAGCAAAGATAAGTGGATATAAGGAAGTAACAAATGAAAATCTTCCAGATTATGAATCTATGAAATCACTGCTTGAAACAGCAGCCAAGATATCATCTGGGTTTGCTTATAAAGAAGATCTATTCAATAATAATCGACAAAAAGTTGAAATATTACTTGATAGTGGATTGCGTATACCTATAAAACCAGTTCAAATGGAAGCGCGTGAAGCAAGTGAGGTAATAGAAACAGTTCGTGAAATAGGTGAATCAGAGTTAACGTTTGGAAATGACTCGGTTGAACTAAAGCAACAACAACGTGAAATTTCTTATTCTGCAGAAGTATATGAATTCTTATTATTTCAACTTACTAAGGATATAGAAGTAGATTATAAAGAACTAGGTAATGCATTAAGAGAAGTGTCGCCAAAGATAACATCTATACAGCCATTACTGCAAAAATGGTTTGAAGAAACAACTCAATTTGTAGATATTAAAGAACCTAAACAATTCTTATCAAAGATTCGTGAACCATGTAATGAATCATGTGAAGGAGAATTATGTGGTTGGGATGGTGATGTATGTAAGGTACAAATTAATTCAGGAATAAAAAAGGAGAAGTTGTTTCATCGTCTTCTTTCAACTCTTGTAGAGAACTCAAAAATTCGTTCTATGATTTTAGATGGGCGCACAACACCCTTTTTCAGTACTATTTTATATTTAGAATTACCGCATGAGTTAATAGTTACTGATTATGAACTGCCAGCCTAGATCTCATCGACATTAATATCTTCTTCATTAACAGTATCGTTATCAAACTCAAACGCAAATTCTCCATCTGTACGTTTCTCATTCGACTTAAGAGCTTGACTATCAACATTCGTAACATCAAGAATGCGAGGATCAAGCACAATATACTTTTTTATTAAGTCTAGATCTTCTTGAGCAAGTGTTGCCATGATAGCAAACTCAGCTGATCCAGAAACACCAGAATCTGCTATTAATACGATCGAACCAATCTCGATCCAAACGTTTTTCTTTCCCTTATAACGAAAGCTACCTCGTATAGCAACTTGGGTTATCTTTGGCTTTTGTTCAGCATCCAGATAGAATGCTTCCATACGTCCATTGCCAAACTTACGAATAATCCTGGCAATATATACATCTTCTGTAGATCTATTTCTCTTTACGTCGTCAATGTAAGACTCGATGAATTCAGAGTTCTTATTTTCAACACCGGTCACACGCTTTGACCCCTTTGCACCTGCGTTCTTTTGAGGAGGCATTTTGATTACTTGATTGAATACTTGTGGTGTTGGGTTACTTAGTTGGATTAATAAGTTTAACCTATCAAATCCGTTTTCAATGAACTGAATTGCTATTTAGCTTCTCAGTTTATTGTATTTTTATTTTATACATTAGTACCATCTGCGTCTTCCTCCAAGAAGAGGAGGAGGTATTACAGGAGCAGTAATTCCACTCCATGCCCAGAATGCCATACCTCCACCAATTGCAGCAGTAACTCCATTAACAATCCATCCAGATTGATTGCCTGCCATTACAATATTGTAGATTGATGATCCAACTAGATATAGTGCGACTAGCAAAACCAAATAGTGATACCACATTTATATTTATCATAATAAAGTTTTACTAATCTCGCATACCCGACCTAAATGCAAGGTATGTTATTATTAATGTGATTGCTGAAACTATACCAGTAAATACGTACTCGGTACCGCCCATTGCAATATACATAACTTGCCGAAGCAGAAGAAGTAACCCGAATGCTACAATAAACAGCATAAACATACCATATACCATTTATCTAATTACATTTGACTTTTTACGCGGCAACTGCAGGCTTCACGAAGTGAACCTTAAGGAAGCTCTGGAGGTTGAGGTACGTTACCTCCTGACCATCCTTAACGCGAAGGAGCTTGCCAAGCTTGGTGTCAGGAATGATACGGCGCTTGAAGTTAGGATCAAAGCAGTTGTGTGCCTTCACGTAGGTGGAGACAAACTTCGTCACATCCGTCTGACTGCGCTGGCTCTTAGCAGGAAGACCCATGAAAGAGCATAGCTCATCAGTTAGAGGGCGCATCTTGAGGAAGGCATTGTTGGCACGACGAGCATCCCAAGCCGCCTTCTCCTCAGGATTGAGCGTCGCAGGGTCAACCTTACGACGCTTCTTGGAGTCACGCGCATCACGCTTGATCGCCTTAACAGCCTCCTGTGCATCGTGAACGGCAGCGCGAACACGGCCAGATAGCTCAGAGCTGAGAGCCTTTAGTGTCTCCTGGAGAGCAGATAGGATCTCAGGAGCAGTGCGGGTCTCGGGAACAGAAACTACACCAGCCTCAACCGGAGCAGGTGCAGATGTAACTACAGGTACAGTTACCTCGGACTTGGCAGCCGCCTTGCGTGGTGCCTTCGCGGCAACGGGAGCAGTTGGTGCCTCAACGGGCTTCTTGGCGGTCTTCTTATCGGCAGGCATTGTGTTTGAATTAACGGTGGACTTTGAGGCAGGCATTTCTAACGCGTTGGTATACTACTATGTATCCTTACCTGTTTAAATCACAATACGACCTCGGCGACTAATTTTTTACAATCTATGTAAAGCACTCATAATTATAAAACAAATACCATAATTATCCGAACAATCGTTAAGAATAGTGACAAGAACTCGTCCTGTTAAATATACTAATCTCTTATTATCAAATTCAGTTGAAAATTCACCAATTAATCTCTTCATCCAAAATGCATATTTATATCTTCTTGATAGTCTAGATGTATGTTCTGAAGCTAATGCGACTATATCTTTCTGTATCATCGTATTAAAAATTAGTAAACGTGTCGTATTAAGAGATGTGAAATATAATGGAGACATATCAAAAAACCCATTCTCTGCTATAATCTGACAAACATGAGTCCATGTTGATAATATAATTTCATCTACAGATCTTTTATCAGACACATTATGCATATTGTTCAGATTCTTACGATGTCTCTTAATACATATCTGTCTAAGACGACGACGAGTTTCAATTGTAAGTGGTTCTCGAGTATATGGATTAGTTGGATCAGTTTTTAGCATACAGAGTTCGGATAAACTTCTAACGTCAAACCAATATACTTTGCCACCTTCTTCAAATGAAAAATAGTCAAATGGATTAATACTATTTTTTTCATCCATAGTTACTAATTCTTCACTATTATGACATATACTTCTATTAAGAACACCCGGACCTGCGATTTTTAACCAATTTCTTACAGAATGTCCTCTCCAGACTTTTTGAATAATAATAGCTTTATCATCAAGACTATTTACATCTTTCCATAAACGTAATTTCTTAGCCTTAGCATGTATACCACATAGAATCATATCTTTTAATGGTTTATTACTACACTGTTCAGCACTAGTCTTGTTTTTACATGAAGCACACTTCATTTCTTATTATTAGATCTGGAAACCTTCGTTGAAAACGGATTTACGTCAATCAAGTATAGTATATACCACAACAGTCGAACAATAAAATGAGCCGCCCAATTTCAATCCGCAATCTAGATGTTAACAAGGTCACTTTTGTGCCCGGACCAGCTAAGAGTGGTCGCAATCCAGCAATCAATCTAAAGTATGATGGCCAGAATATGCAGATTCTTGTTCCAAGACTAACATTCCCTGGCGGAGTTATGGTAAGGACTGACGAGAAGTCAGGTTCAACAGCCTACACTCTAATGGGTACACTCGTAGGATGTGATAACTACGCAAAGGATCGCGCACCTGATGATACCGATGTTCAGAAGTTCTACAACTTCTTAGTCGATCTGGAGGAACGTATTATTGCCGCAGCTGTAGAAAACAGTGTCAAGTGGTTTGGTAAGAAGCGTTCTGAAGATGGTATTCGTGAGGGATTTAATCGCATGATTGGTACGTCAAAGGATAATATCGATGGCGAGTGGGTGCCTAATGGCAAGTACCCGCCTAGTTTCAAGACTAAGATTCCTGTTTACGATGGGCGAGTATCTACGGAGATCGTAGATGGCTCTCGTAATCCAGTATATGCGACGCCTGATACTCTCACAAGTATCTTTATGAAGGGTGTTGATAGTAATCTTGTAGTCAGCGGCAGCATCTATGTCATTGCTGGCGGTGGCTTCGGTGTTACCTGGCGTCTTCAGACTGCGCAGGTATTTGCGCGTCCTCGTGTAACTGCTGCTGATATCTTCAGTGCAGAGGATGATGAAGACGTTCATGCTCCTACAGAGTCTGCTCCGCTTGAAGAGTCTCAGCTAGCGGAGTCTCAGCGTCCGTCAACTCCTGTGGAACAGCCAACTCATCCTGCAGCTCAGGTTGCTCCTGCTCGGAAACGTCGGGTTGCTGCGTAATAACATTACACTTCTCATATATGACAAAGTCATCATCTAAAAACAAAATAGAAAATTGATTAAAATCTAAAATAGAAACTAATGCCTCATGACAATTGTCACTAGCCATTAGTGATTTTTTATTGCATTTTTCACATGTGTATAAATCTGGTTTATTGATTAGCATTTCTGGAGTGATTAATAAGACACCACTATTCAGAGCTTGTAATGATACTAATTTAAAATCTGTATCAAGAGAGTCCTGATATGCTTCATTGGATAACTTTGACCATATTGTTGCACCTGTAGATTTCCATGAACTATCTTGAAAGAGAGTAGCGTAAGGATTATCATAGAACCAAAGAGACTTGAAAATAACTCTATCATCTGGATCATGCTCTGCTAATCCTATTCTCTTTGAATCATCATCATATAACCAATATACATTAAGATTATGTTTGATATACTCAGGATCAATAGATCCGCGATATACATCTTTTCCATCATATGACCACTGATCAGCATCAATATCTAAATCATGTTCTACTATATCAGGAGATAAATTAGTATACACTAATCCCTTACGAAGTAATGAAAACATTTAGTTAGTTAGTATAGAATAACTAAGTAAATGTCACGCACAAAGAAATAGTAATTATATTAGATTTGAATTAATCAAATGATATCTTCACCTTAACATCATGTTTTGCAATTGATTTAGTAGCAGAATTTGATAGTTCATGCCGTTTCTTACGAGGCATATTTTCATCTTTTTGTTCATGAAGACGAGCCTCCATATCTGCATGAACAGCTTCATGATGTTTCTCTAAATATTCTAGAATATCATCTGTAATTGCCCATTCAAAAAAATTTAATTGACCTACAGTTGTGTTTATATCATGGAATGCGATTCGCTTCCATCGACAAAACGGGTCGAACATCTTCTTACTGTATGCTTTAAGATGTGACTTATACGAAAGATATACAATCACATGTTTTTGAGTATGAGTCAAATATGCAACGTTATACTTCTTTGCATAATTTGTTACAAACCAATCTATTAGACGAAGTGATAAATGTGATGTTCCATCTATAATAGATTTCACTTTTTCAAGATTTTGAGGGTTTGCATAAAAACGTTCTAGACGATGTAAGACCCATTGTTCTTGGGATTGGATTTGTTGTGTCATTAAACTAAGTAAAATGCTTACATGTAAAACGAAATTCAATTGATCTAATAAAGCTAGTTGTATCATAAAATGTATATTCTAACATTTGTACATCGCGCACATTCAAGTGGAAACCAAAGTATCTCGACAAAGAGTTTTGATACTATAGACACTGTATCAAAATTTCTTCAAGATGAGTGGTATGACGATCAGTTCGAAGATTGGGACGAAGACGATATGACTTGTAAACAGCCTTTAAAGGAGGACTTCGAAGCAAAAAAGCTAGAGATTAAGTTAGGAAAGAGGCGCCAAGTTGAGCTGTTTGGTCCTTACAGTAAATTTTGTTGTCTTGTTCCAGAGGAGGTAATCCTTACGTCAGAATCTAAGTAAGGGTATTCACACAAAACGAATATAACAATATAATACTACTTTTTACATAAATGGAAGTTCAAGATAAGGTTAAATCACTTATTGCTCAATATGGGCAAAACGATCAGCGGACAGATGCATGGCATCTTAAAAGAGGTGAAATGCTAACAGCTTCTGAAATCTACAAAGCACTACCCGATGCTACACCTTCTCAAAAGTATGAGATTATAATGGGTAAACTAGTTCCTCGCGCACGTACCGAAGGATCTGGACCGCGTGCTCTAGTATGGGGTACACGATTTGAACCTATTGCAAAAGACATCTATTGTAAATTATCAGATTTTCCGATGGAAATTGTAGATACAACATGTATTCCTCATCCAACAGTGTCATTTCTTGGAGCATCTCCAGATGGAATTATTCTAACAGAAGGTATTCGTCATGGACGATTAGTAGAATTTAAGTGTCCAATTTCTCGCGTATTCTCAGATGATACTGAAGTACCTAAACCATATTATCATCAGATGCAACTTCAAATGGAATGTACTGGTATGGAATTATGTGAATATATTGAGTTTCAATTTAAGACACTATCTTATTCAGAATGGGTAGATTCTAAGTCAGAATATAAGGGATTTTATGCAGTATCCGATGATGATATTCAGGTAAAATATAAGGATCTTTTGGATACACGTGATCCTGCTACATGGCGTCGCGAAGTTCTAGAAACATCAGATGATTGGAATTTGGTATATTGGACACTTGAGAAATATCGTATGAAGTTAATTGAACACGAAAAAGATTGGTTAGAAAAGAATATTGGTAGCATTACTGAAGTATGGAATACAATTCTAGAACATCGTACAAATTTTACTCTACCTGATCATCCTAAAGAGAAGACAACTTTAACAGTCTGATGTTGTTGAATATAAATGCCATTCGTATTAATTTTGATGATCAAAAATGAAGAAAAAATATTAAAAAGATGTTTAGAATCTGTTGAGAATTTAGTTGATTATTTTTGTATAACAGATACTGGTTCTACAGATAATTCGATCACAATTGCAGAAGAATTTTTGAAAACACATAATGGTGCGGTTTTTAAAAATGAATGGAAAAACTTTGGTCACAATCGTACTCTAAGTTTTTTAAACACACAAGAATATTTAAAGTCATTAAAATGTAATCTTAAATCAGTATATGGACTATTAATTGATGCTGATATGGTATTTGTACAAGGAACATTGCAAGATCAGGTTCTAAATGCAATAGGATATAGATTTATTCAATTAAATGGAGGTTTAGAATACTATAACACTAGGCTTGTTAGAATGGATTATCCATGGAAATGTGTTGGTGTTACACATGAATATTGGGATGGAGTTACTGAAACTATGTCAAAAAGTGTTTGCTATATAGATGATCGTAATGATGGTGGATCTAAAAGTGATAAATTTGAAAGAGATAAACTATTACTGACAAAAGGATTAGAAGATGATCCTACAAACCTACGTTACATGTTTTATCTTGCTCAAACATATAAATGCATGCGTAAATGGAGTGATGCAATTATTATGTATAAGAAACGTATAGAATCAGGTGGATGGGCTGAAGAAGTTTGGTATTCGTATTATAGCATTGGAGATTGTTATTATAATCTTAAAGATTTTCCTAATTTTGAAAAGTGGATGTTAAGAGCATATATGTATAGACAGTGTAGAGCAGAAAGTATATATTCTTTAGCTAAATATTTTCGTGAAACTTCACAATATTATAAGGCATATCATTACATAAAGCTTTGTGAAAAAACATCTTTTCCAGAACACGATAGTTTATTCATTGAATCTAAAGTTTATTCTGGACTTTTTGATTATGAAGCTTCAATTGTGGAATATTATATTCATAGAGACAAGTGTTTGGAAAGAACAATTAAATTTATGTTAAAAATGTATGACTTCCAAGATAATTGTTTATCAAACCTAAAGTTTTCTATAACTCCACTTAAAAACTTAAGAATCAGAAAATTAAATCTTCAATTTCCATTTGGAGATGAATATCATCCATCTGCAATTTCTGTCTGTGAATATCCTATGGCTAATGTAAGATATGTAAACTATTGGATTAATAACGGCGACTATTTTACAAAAAATAAAGTTGATGTACAAACACATAATGCATATATAAATCTTGAAACAAATGAGGTAATTTCAAAAATGGACGATTCATCGATTAAGTTAAAAAGATATCATACAGCTGTTAAAGGTATTGAAGACATTCGACTATTCATAATTAATAATAAAGTTAAGTTTATAGGTAGTTCAAACAGTGAATACGAAAAGAATGTTACACGACTTCTAACTGGAGATTATTGTAAAGATGGAAATTACGAAAATATTAAAGTTCTCAAATCACCTGAGAATAAGTTGTGTGAAAAAAATTGGCTACCAATTAAAGATACAAATACATTTATATATGGATGGCATCCTTATACAATTATAGATAATGATAGTAATATATTAAAAGTAATAGAAACTCCTCCACTATTCAAGTTATTCAGAGGATCAGCTTCACCAATAATTTTTAAAGATGAACTATTAGTTCTTGTTCATTTTGTAGAATATTCTAAACCACGCAAATATTATCATTGCTTTGTGAAACTATCAATGGATTATAATAAATTAATTGCTGTATCTCTACCATTTTTCTTTAGAGAAAATGCAATTGAGTATTGTGTTTCTGTTATTGAGAAAAATAATAATCTAGCTTGCTTTGTAAGCTTTAACGACTGTGATCCTCATGAAATATTAATTAGTTATTCCGACCTAAAGTGGATCTTAATCTAAATTAAAGTTAATTTGTTGTGTTAGATTTGAAAAGGATGGACGTTGAAATACTAATTTCTTTTTAAAGAAAAATAGCTTAGTAAGCTTAGACCAATATCTATCAATGCAAAAAATATGATTATTGGGTGTTTCAATCATTTTAACCAACCCGTCATTTGCTACTTCAATAACATTATCAACTGTTTCTTTTTTAAGAAAATAAGCAGATGATGTTGTACATTTCTGTTTTGTTATAGATAGTAGATTGTCAAACGGCAATCGTTCACCTATTTTGCTTAACGATAAAAAACAAATATTATAATCATAATTTGCTCTAAAAAATGCATTAAGAGATTCTATTACAAATTTATAGTCATTAATGAATACAATATCATCTTCTAATATCAAACAATTGTTTTTTTTAGATTCTTTAAAATGTTTCATAACATCTACATGATTTTTAGTAGCTCCAATATAAGGAGGTAAACCATCCTTTTCTGCTTTATAATGGTATACTCTATGAATTGGTGCTTTAACACTACATAAAGCGAGTAATGTATCTGCAAATCTATCAGATCTTTCCTTTAAGTTTAAAATGTAAATTATGTCAACAGATTCCCATGCTGAATCGTATTCAATACTATCATGATTTATTTGAAAAAATAAAGAGACATGTCTATACATTTTTGATGTACATGGAAGAGCATGATGCCAATCAGGATAGTTTCCGTATACAATAACTAATTCATCTTCATTTGGCTCTCGTTGTGAATCAAATGTTGCTATAATTTTTTTATTAAGAATTTTAAACATATGACTGGAATTAGAATATATATGCTGATTTAGTTCAGCAAATTCATACTGCGATAACCAATATTGACATTTTGGAATATCTTTAAGATAAAAGTTAGCCGAATAACAACAGTCATAAAATTTACTTCTTAACTGATATGGTATGCTCAATGGATCTAGTTGATCTGTAAGATATTTTATAATTTTAAACTGATCTTGTTGTCTGAGAAATATAACTCGATTAACTATATCATCAATAAAATATTCAAGTTCTGGCTTGTAACAAGAATCCATTTACTTAATATATCGATATATATGTAAAATGTTTACGATCTTTACCACTAAGTGTAATACGCGATCTGACATTAATCAACATCTACCAACTCTGTATGAATATACAAAAAAATGTAATTCTGTTGTAGAGTGTGGCGTTCGAGATATTGTTAGTTCATATGCGTTTGGAGCAGGACTGCTTGGAAATCCTAATAATTCATACACTCTTATTGATCCATACAAGTCCCATCAAATTGATGGATTTCTAAATCTCTGCAAGGCCGAAGGTATTAATGCACGGTTTGTAGAAGAGAGTGATATTAAATGCCCCGTTGTAGAAACTGATCTATTATTTATCGACACATGGCATGTGTATGGTCATCTAAAGAGAGAGCTTGCATATTGGCATTCTTCTGTGAAGAATTACATTATTATGCACGACACTACGGTAGATGAATGGCGTGGTGAAACTCTTAGAATGGGTTGGAACGCCGAACAGCAGAGTATTCAATATGGAATACCAGTAGAAGAAATTACTAAGGGTCTCTGGCCTGCAATAGATGAGTTTTTAAAGGATCATCCAGAATGGAAACTTGAAAAGCGGTATACGAATAATAACGGGCTAACTATTCTTAGTCGATAATACTATTACTTGAACAGTAACGATATAAATGGATTGCCAATAATTTTCTGTTTATGTTCACTAGTCAAAAACTGAAATCTATCTAGATCTTTATTATTCCACCAAGAGTAATGAAATGAAATGTACATTGGAACAGACGTTTCACTATAAAATTTAAACAAGTCGTCAAGTATAATTTCTTCACCGCCTTCTATATCAACTTTAATTAATGATATCTCATTATGAGATATATTATATGTATCGATAATACTTTGGAGTGTTATAGTTTTTACAGCATAACAATCTTTCCCATTATTATTTTCATAAATATGAGATGTGGAATCGTTTTCTTTTGAATTGACTAAAAATTTATTTTTTCCAAAGTAAACATCTGTATCGTTTGTATTATAAATTGCTCTGTTTATGCACGTTATATTTCTTGAATTTAAATTACAATTTTTATAAAGATCTCTAAATGAATATGTATCTGCTTCTATAACATATACATGTTTGGATTTTTTACTTGAATATATACATGTAGTTCCGATCCATCCACCAATGTCAATAAATATCTTATCTTTATCTAAGAATTTATCAAAAGTGGCAAATGTCTCATTTTCCCACGTTGAAAATATATTTGACCAAAAAGATAAATTTGGATCGTTAGTGTTTTTTTCCACGAAAAAGCTTACATCATTTTTATGCAACTCAAGAAAGTTGCTATCAATATATTTTATTATATTTTTACTAGTTGTAGATACTAACGTATTGTTAATTGCCATTTTATATTGTTCATAAATATTTAATACGGTGTTTTCTTTGTACCACGGTATATGTTTTGCTGTAAAATTGCCCGCAACTCTCACGCAATTTTTATTATTAAAATTTTTATTAACTAGACAAAATGTAGTGTCTATCATACTATTATACAGTTCATAAGTAGTATTTGGAATTTTATTTAACCAAAATCTTTTCTCCCAGTCGACAATTGTGTTATCACGAACATAGTGACCTTCTAGTATCTTGTTTGGTTCTGAGATGTCTAACGCAAATCCAACTTTTGAGCATTCATATTTGTCTGATAATAAAATTAAGTCGTCAATAAAATTAATTGGTAAATTTTCGTTAAATTGTAAATCTGGGTCTGTTAAAATAAACCTATCTGGTAACATATTAAAAAACTCTGTATTTTGTGTTGAGCTTATCCATGGTCCGCTGTTTTTCTTATTTCTAAATACATCAACATCTACACTACTTAAAAAATTTAGAGTTTCTTTATCAGAACTATTATTGTCAAAGACAGTGATTAGCTCATAATAATTTTTGTTTATTTTTTTAATCTGATCAATTGTGTTTTTAACATAACGCCAATTATTAAAGCTGATAATAACTATCTTCATTTATTAAACAGGTTGAAATGAATTAAACATATTAACACGAAACGGTGTTTCCATTCCAACAATTGTCTCAGGTTGAGGAGGCGTAGGAATTACATGATTAGTCTGTTGAGCATATGACGATTTAGATGTTTCTGCTGTTCGTCTAACATTACCCTGTTCTAGAAACTCAGGAACAAATGTTTCTTGAGATTTTTGTGTTGATAAATACCATACAAATAGAAGTCCAACAATTATAACAGCATACTCTAATCCTTTCATTTAATTGTAAGCACACAGAAAACGGAATCGGATTTTCATATCCTGTATGTAGTTAAACAATGGAAGAACGGGCTCTTTCGACTCTCAAAGTAATTCTAACTGAACGTGGTATTAAGGGTGACAATTTTGATTCTGTATCATCAAATTTGGACGATACAAAGATGTATACATTTAGTGGTATTTTAATTATATTTACTACTAAAGCTCGTATCTCAGAGAAGGATCTTAATATATTTATTGAATACGCAAGTGAGAATAACTATTCTGCTGGAACAATTGTAGTAGGTCTATCACGTCTTTCTGAAGCCGTTATTATGGCGCTACGTAACCATGTCAACCAAAAAGATGTTCCATTACTTCAAGTATTTGAAATACGACATCTTCAATTGCTTTATGGGCATCATGTAAAAGTTCCAAAGCATCGTATTGTTGCTACTAATGAACTAGAGGGAATTCTGAAAGCTACTAATGCAAAAGATCCTTCAGTATTTCGTAAGATTGATTCACAAGATCCTATGGCTAAATGGACAGGTGCTCGTCCAGGGGATGTTCTTGAAGTAACTGGTATGTGTGAAACTTCTGCTGAAAATAAGCGTTATCTATTTTGTATGGCGGATGTAACAAATGGATAGTCAATTTAATTCTCTTGTACAAAGTTACAGCAGTAATTATGTACAATATAAGGTAACTGGTAACTCTTCTTACCAAAATGGTTATACTGCTGCTCAACAAGGACTAGATAGTATTATTGGTCAGTTACAAGACGATGTAAATTCTGGAAAGCAGAAGATATCTGATTTTTACAAGTCAGGTGTTGAACAGAAGATTACAGATCTTAATTTAAAGAATCGTAAACTACAGCGTGGTATTCTTACTGAAAAGGATGATATTATAGCTGCTAAGATCAGAGGAGAACATCCGGCTCCTCCTCAAGTGTCAGTTGCTGTATCAACGAGTCAATATGTTGCATTAGGAGTTCTAGGGCTTACCATGGTGGTGCTGATGGTTTTGTAATAAAAATACTTTTTAGGGTTTGAGCCCATGTGGTTGTTAATACAAGATATGCAACATAGACTGAAAGAATAATCAGTATTGCGATATATAGATAATACATAAATGTTGCATTATATAATTTTTCAGATGTAGTTTTGTGTATTAATTTAAGAGTATCAACCTTATCTTTTGATTTTTCAATATCAGAATATTCTTTTTGGTATTTAATAAGATCGTTTGTTAACTCATCAAGCTCTTTAGGTTCAAAGCTATTTGCGCCCTTATTAAGTACATTTATTATACTACGAAGCTCATCTGCAAGTTGAGCATTAATTTGTTGAACTCTTTGAACTAGAATCAATTGTTGGCTAGGATCAGGTTCTTTGATTCCAGCTGATAAGGCATTAGAATATTCGCCCTTTAAGAATTGATACTGTTTCTTAAAATCAGTTAATTCTTTATTTCGTGAATCCTGAAACTTCTTAACATCCATTACTTTTGTTTGGTAGTAAATAAATGTCAACGATACTTCGTTCTGCAAATAATAAGGGATCTTTTTATGGCGATGCGTCTTATCGTACGGCTTACCTACGCAAACAAGCAATTATAGGTTTACAAATTCAAAAAACAGGAAATCCTCCTGTTACTGCACAAGTGATGTCGAGTGCAAATCAAGCTAAAAAACCTCTAATTTCAGAACATCATTTAACAAAAGGTTCTACAAATGGTGTTATGGAGTTTATTCACATAAAGAATAAGTCTGGAATCTTTTAATTGAAAAAGAATAACATGGCGACGTTTCAGTCAGAATATGAATCATCAACAAATGCAATTGATAGTATTGTATCAACACAATTATCATCTGTGTTAAATTGGACAGGTATAGCTGGTAGTTTAGTAAAGGCGTCGTCGTCTGCAGCTGGATTTGTATGGGGATACAATGGAGGAGGAACAGTATATACTTGTCAGCTTCCATGTTCGGGAAATTGGATGGAAGTTGATTTTAGCCAGTATCAAGTATCCCGTGTGCTAGATCTAACAACTGATCAAACTAATTTGTATTTATTATATACTAACTCAGCGGGTGCCACAAGCTTACTTGTGACTCCAGCAACAAATCAAGGAACACGCACTGTAATTACAGTACCATTTTCTGCAACAAACATATTTTCAACACATACATATGTTTGGGCACAGGATTCATCAAATAATAAACAAAGATGTGCTAAACCATGTAATATGCCAAATTGGCAGGTATCTACTGATACAGCTGTAATGATTACATCATCTGATGACAGCATGCTATATGGTAAGGATGCAAGCGGGCAGGCAATGCAAACAGATGAAACTCTTCAATCTCCTTGGCAACCAATAGGTGAATTATATGGAACAATTTATGGTAAGGGAACTGATGGAACTTTATATGGAATAGATTCAGCTCAGAATGCTTTTCAATATAACGGTACATTATCTGCTCTTTACACTGGTGGTTTACCACCGTCAAATTTAACAGTAGATAATCAATCTAGTCAAATGTGGATGACAACATCTACACCTGGTAATCTTGGAAATATTTTTACTCGACTACAAAACCCAGATTACACCTCAATCATGAATACAGTATCTCCAATAGATAGAACTCGCGATAAAATAGCAGACACAGTTGAAACCAAGTTTCAACGCCAAACAGATGTTATGATAGTAAACAAACAAGCAAATGATATTATTACGTTCTTTAAAAAGATTTTCAATATAGATAAGGATACAGCTAGAAAAGCTAGTGCTCAGGCTGGACATATAAGTGAAAACATTCGTGAATCTCAGAAACAACTTGATCAAATATCTACTATTGAACCTATTATTTTTGGAGTTATATTATTATTAATAATAGTAGCCTTAATCTATATAATTGGATCATCTATACTTGGCACATATGTACATAGTATTGCACTACTCTCTCTTGGAATAGGAATATTCTTTCTTGCGAACTTTTCAAGTAGTATTAAGTAATGGGTAATCAACCGTCTGCTCCACCACCACCTCCTTCTCCTCCAGCTTCGCCATCTCCACCGCCTCCTCCACCACTTCCTCCACCATGTGATTTAAATTGTCAAAAGCAGAAGGATTTAGTGCTTCTTAAATCGGCATTGGATACAGCGACAGAAAATCAAGATCAAGATCCGGAAGGTTACGAGAAGGCACGAATTGCATATTATACACTCCTTAATGGGCAAGGATGGTTAAATACTGAAAAACAACGAATTGCTACAGATGAAGTTCAACCAGTTTTAAACAACTATAACACTCAATACAATGCTCTAAAAAGTGAGAAACAATCACAGTCTATATTCACAAATCTTTCTAATGCTCTTATTGCACAAGAAGGTGCAGATACAGCTGATAATGCTTTTCTAAAGAAACAATTAATAAGTGAGAGTGATAAAGCTGATGTTACAAATAGATTAAATGCTCTTTTGGCGGGTACACCTGAGAGTCCTCAATCTGAATCGTATATACCAATAATAATTGATATACTAATTGGTATACTAATTATAGGAGTTCTGTATCTTGGTTTCTCAAAACTTGAATCAATAAAAAACATATTTGGTATTTCCACTGTCGTAAGTGATGTCACAACATAAAGTATATATAATAACAAATGAAATTAGAGTACATTTTTCTAGCTGTACTTGTATTTTTAATGTATGGCATTACATTATGGGTTTCAGGACAAGAAGGTTTTGAAAATGAAGGTTCTGTCACATATGAAGATGCTACTGAAATATACGATGATGTTTATGCTAGCATATATGATCTATTATGGAACCCACAAGATATGTTGAAATACGAACAGGTTTCTATGCAAGATATATCATTAGCTGATTGGAATACTAAGAATGTACATGTATTAGATATGGCTTGTGGAACAGGACCGCATGCTACATGGTTTAAGAATTTGAGTGTTGATTATACAGGTGTTGATATTTCTGAAAGTATGTTAAAGAAAGCTCGTGAGAATACACCATCTGCTACCTTTCAAAAAGGAGATATTATACAGGTACATCTATTTCCTCAAAAATCAATGACACACTGTATTTTGACAGGATTTTCTATTTATCAATTCCAGAATCCTAAAATCATTTCAGATAATGCGTATCAATGGTTACAACCTGGCGGTTACTTTATTGTACACTTAGTAGACCCTGATAAATATGATCCACTACACGATTTAGCATCACCATTTGCCGCTTTCTCGCTTCAAAAGTATTCACTTGAACGGCAGACTGCATCTAATGTATTTTTTGATAAGTTCAAGTATACTGGACGACTTAATAAGAAGGCTGATGAAGATAAGGCTACTTATGAAGAAACGTTTTCGTATTATGATAAAAATGACAATAATGGTATAAAATATCGCGAAAACAAACATCATTGGAATATGCCTTCTAAAGAACGTATGATTGATATTTTTAAGACATCAGGATTTCGTCATGTAGAAAATGTTGACTTAGTAAGATGTGGAAAAGAATATCAATACCTATGTTATTTTACGAAGTAAGTCGTTCTATTTACAGCGCGATAAACATTTAAACAAGTAATGGATATATACGATCCGCGTACAGTTGTGGATTTTCAAAAATTTACATTTTCGGGACATCTAAGAACTCATGTCTATAAGGTCTTAGATGAAAACATTAAATTAGGTCATGCAGACTATTCTTGCTACTGGGCATTAGAATTACTATGTTCTGGACTTACACATTCATTATGGCAGACACTATTTGAGTCGGCTGCTAAACATATTAATCGTGGTGGACCAAATGCATTCTTATATTTAGTTCGAATGTATGAAAAGTTTGCTCCATATGAAAGTCAATATAATGCAATACATATGACGGAACTTAGAAATAATTCAGATGTTCGCATCATGATATGTGAAGTAGCCGCTTCACTTGCTTTATGTCGTAAAAATAAGATACCAACATTACCAAAAATTAAACCAGAACATGATTTTAAACAGGTAACAATTCATGAAAATCTAAAATCACCGTCAGCTAACTATGCTCGTCATCTAATAAAACAGCAAGACCCATTAGAATTATTCATTCCATTAAATGAATTAGTATATTGTCTAAGACCTGAAACACGTGATATTACTCGAGCACTTTATTGGGTAGCATGGATGTTAAAATATGCAAGTCAGTATAAGAAACAAAATAAGACAGATTTAGTATGCTCACCAAGACCAAATGATTTTATTGAAAGTAAGTTTTACACTCACACAATCTGGATTATATGGGATGCAGTATTAGATGCAGCTCGATTGTCTCCTCAAAATGTATTATTACGAGAATACGTTAATGCGCTTTATAAGATTCACTGTTTAAGATGGTCACCCTCACTTCTAAAATCTCGATTAGTATTTCTAGTTGTTACGATTCAATACATATGTGAAAGTACTACTCTTGATATTCATTATGCAGTTCCACATGATATGGCGGTCGTACAGAATGTAGTATCCAATATTCCTCAGTGGATTCAATCTATTATTCAGACTAAAAAAACTTTCTCGTGACAATAAACCAAATGCTAAGCTCAAAAGTTAAACACGCGGTTGCACTCGCTTTACTTTTCTTCGTGGTCTCATCTCCTTATACATATAAGCTTGTAGATAGCCTAGTCGGAGGCGTTCTTGCAGCTGTAGCCCCTCAACTTGCGTATATGTTCAAGGTCGCCGATGCTGGTTGCCCTACAACATACGGACTAGCAGTACATTCTGCTGTTTTTGGTGTGCTTGCTTATTACTTACACAATGTATAACTAAAATGGATTTAAGTGTTCCATGTTATTAAACAATAACATAACATGAAACTATTAGTATTCGATACCGAAACAACTGGACTACCAAAATCAAGAACGCCTGCACTCGAAAAATCTGACAATTGGCCACATCTAGTGTCTATTTCTTGGGTTATTTTACAAGAGAACGTAATCGTAAAACAACGAAATTACATTATAAAACCGGACAACTGGATAATACCTGATGACTCAATTAAAATTCACGGAATTACAAATGAATTAGCACATGCAAAAGGAGAGGATTTACTTAAAGTTATGACTGAATTTATAGGAGAAAATTGTGATGTTATGATAGCACATAATATGAATTTTGACTATAATGTCATTATGAACGCTATTAAATGGGACCTTGAATTTGATTTCAAGGGTTTTAATATTCCACTTAAGTGTACTATGATGCTTTCAAAAAATACATGCAAATTACCTGGCGGATTTGTATCATATAAGCCTCCAAAACTAAAAGAACTATATGAATTTATATTTAAAAGAAAGCCAAATGAAAATAAACTTCACGGATCATTGTATGATACGATTATTCTTACTGAATGTATACAGCACTGTAATTGGTTACAGACAGCATTAGGTTTACCTGTAAGCAATCATATAGTAGGTAATGGAGTACACAAGAACAAAACAATTAGCTTCAATTTTAACGAACCCAATTGAAAGTAAAAATGTTACACTCATTTGGGCAAATGATGGATGGTGTTATATTCCACAATTAAAAACAAGACAACGTTTCACAGAAACGCATTATAGATCGGAAGATTGGACAGGAGTGATTGCAATGCCCGAATATATTGAAGAAGTTACTTGGGTGCTTCACTCGAAGGAGCCTCGGATTTGGCAGGAGAATGATGAGCTTTACTCACTGAAAGTGTCCAACCAAAAAGTCCGCAGGAACAAGCAGTCCCGGCGAGTGCCTCATCAATAATTTCAACAGCATTAGCAACTTGAGGAACGCGCTCTACCATCTTGCTTAGCGCATCATTGGCTAGGTTATCAATATTTTTTACTGCATCTTCTATCTTTTCAGACACTTCAGGCAATACTTCCTTAACTTTATCTACTAGATCAGGCACAGCTTCTTCTACCTTAGATACTATTTCATCAATTATTTCTTTAGGACTGCCAGGTAGATCCATTGCGTATTTGTATAGTAGATAGAAAACGATTGTGTAGACAAATGATTCTACAGGATATCGTATATCTTGCGATGTCAACTATATTAGTTATGGCTGTATTACAGATTGCTACATTTATGGTAACTAGAATGCTATATCCTCCAGAGCCAAAAATAATATATAGAGATGTTCCTGTACAGCAGCACTATATACAGCAGCCTCCACAAGTAGTTCAGCAGCAACAACCATTGTTTCCTGCTGTTCAAGTTCCGACGCAAAACGGACACACTTTAACACAAACACCATCTGAAGTACAATTACCTGAATATGAACCTCGTAAACCGGCTTCAACATCAGTACGGATGGACCTCGAACTACCGGCTGGTATTCAAGAAACCCGTCCCCCAGGGACTTAATACTTTTAAAGTTCCACAAACTAAAGGAATTCCTGGTTGGATAGTATTCACATATGAACAAAAAACTCCTGTATGTCTATGGATATCTAATAGTGAATGCAAAAAAGTTCCATGTATTATTGATGAACGTATTTGTGGAGATACATTTCTAAAAGTTGAAAAAATTGGACCACTAGATTTTGTAGTAGCAGATATTTGGATGTATAACACAAATTGTGTCTTTGCCTGTTCAACTTTCAAGCAAAGATACGAATGGCTTTATCAACTTCTTGGCACATTTACAACTTATATTGAAGGAGTTACAATTGATCTAATTCATAAGAAAGATTTAAGTGATGATATTCAAATTCAGGGTTATGAAGAACATACAAATGAGACAACTGGAAAGCCTGGATATTTTATTGAAAAGGATGAAAGTGAATTTGTATCAGTAGTTCGAATGTCTCTACCAGATTGTTACGAAGTTAATGGAAAAGGATATTTAAAAGTTCCAGATCTAAAAACATCAATATTTCTGCGTTCTAAAGGAGAACATTTTGAATGTAGGTGTTTAAAACAATCTGACGAGTTTTGGGAAGTCATGGAAAACATTCCTGAAGTAGAAGTAAATGCCTATTAAGAAAGGATCTAAACGTAAGACCCTAAAAAAAGGAGGATATTATAGTTTTTCAGGTGATGTTGGCGCACCTGGAGCACCTAATTGGACTAGACATTCCGAGATGGGACCATATGCCGTGAGTGATAGAGGAGGAAATACACATTATGGACGTGGGCGTAAGCGTAAGGGTAAGAAGGGTGGAAAAACACGTAAGATAAAACGCGGAGGTGGTTCATATGGTGCCGTCTCTGCTTCATACCAAGGAACAGGTGCGCGTGGAATTGCTGATGTCGTAGGCATCTCTCCAAACAAACCAGGTTTTGCCACTCAAGGTGAATTTAATTACTATGGCGGAAAACCTGGTGATGGAATGCCAAATTTTATAAGCGCTGGAAGTAAGTAAAGATGAAACTAGATACAATACTTGGAGGAGGGCTTTTCCTCGTAGCTACTATTTTTTTAATGCAGCGTAATTTAGTTCATGTAGTGGTGTGGCTTGCACTAATTTACATCGTTGCGTCACAAGCACTTTCAGCAGTACTATCTGTATTAACAGCAATAGTAGGTGTTTATCTCATTTCTCGTGTAACAACAGAGTCATTTGAGAATGAAAATGCAAAACCCAGTGAAAAGAAGGAATCAGACCCTACACCTGCTCCTCCTAAGACATCTGATCCTCATGTAGATATTGGAACAACTATATTACACGCATATCGTAATTTGTCACCCGAGCAAATAGGTGGAATGCGTAGAGATACAAAAGAACTTATGAGTCTTCAAAAAGAACTTATGGGTTCTCTAGCAGAGATGAAACCTGCTATTGAACAGGGTGCTGAACTTCTAAAGACTTTTGGTACCTTTTTTGGTAAGGAAGGTGGGGAACAGCCTGTTGCGTAATCTTTGCATAGCATCCGCAAATACATACATGATATATGTATCATCGTTTGTTGATATTGATGGACCACCTATAGAATATACTATTTCCTTCCATTCATTAGTTTCTGACTTAAGATAGAGATAACGTATATATTGTTGCCATCTTGTTGCTGCTTTATGAATAGATATAATAGTAAACACACTCATTTTTTGGTTATAAAAAATAATTGATATCAAACTGATGATAGGATATATTACCATATCTATCCAAAAATTCAACTTTTCAAAAACGGTATCTTGTTTGAAAAGTTGTTCAAGTATAGTGAATTCTTCTGCTACTGCAAAGTAGTTAGAATTATTAAGTATTAAATACTGGTCTATGTAACGTGTCATCCTCTATTACGATTCCGTCAGGAGGAAAATCTTTCTCTTCTAACGTTTTAGCATCGATGTATTTCCAAATAGCAGAATCATTAATATGCGTAAGCTCACTTAAAAGTGTTGAAGTAATTGGTATACCATATCTTACATGCTTATTAACAATATCAGTAACACAAATAGTCTTATCAGAACATTTAGCTCCTACCCAGAACCAAGGTAATTTACTCATGGGGACGACTGGCATCTCACGTTTAGTATGAGGACAAAGGCGTCGTTTGCAGCAAAATACTTGTCTATATAACCAAGTGATCCAAGCCATTTATTTTTAATACATAGACGATGTTGAAACCGGTGACGCATCCTGCTGCTTTAAATGAGATACGACCTGATCTCTATTTTTTAGATTATCTCCAGTTAGAGGATTAGAAAACCCATCCTTGATAAGATTTGCTGCCATTCTATCCATTCCAAGTCCTAAAGAGATAGAGGAAGCTAGAGCTACCATAATAAATGGAGTAGCAACAATTACCCATGATACTATGCCTAAATCAACACTGCATAGTGCATCGAGGATTACTACACCAGCTATACCCATTACTGTTTTAATAGCAGCAGTAGCAAAACGACCAAGAGATAAATCAAGTCCAGTATGAATTACTACGTATAGTAAATATAGAAGGGCTGGAGGACATAATGCATTAATAAAACGCATATTAACAGTATTTACTTATAAGCAGTAAAAAATGAGCGATCAGGATGTTGAACGAGTTATGATGTTAGTTTCATGTTCTGAGGAAGATGCTAGACAAGCTCTTTCTAAGACATGTAATGTTATTGATGCAGTAGATATGATCATGCATGTTCCTGTAACAAGAGGAGCTCCAAAACAAAAGGTAGTAACGGAACAACAGGTAGCATTTATGGAACTTCGTAAAAATATGGAATCTATTGATAAGTCAATTAATATTAAACTCATGAAGTCAGGTCAATCCGATTCTTCTTCTCAAGTGTTGAAGCATATCCACGCCCTCGACCAGGAAGGAATGATGCTACATTCTGACTGTATTCAGAGTAGTCAGATTCCAACTCAGGTAGAAGAGGAGCAAAAACAGGAAACTGTTTGTCAGTAACAGTTTGAATACTCTTGCGATTAGCAGTTGAATGGCCAAATACAACCTTATTCTGATCATCAATTCCTTCAATAGTTCCTAGTCCAAGATTAGGAGTAGTAGCCCAAGGTCTAGGAAACACCTGTTTAGGTCCTCTTTGACGAGAAGTTCCTGGTGCTCCAAACAATAAACTAGTTTGAATATCAATACCACATCCTCCTTCAGGAGAGTTACCAAAGTTTCCCTTACCAATCATACCAGGATTAGAAGCTACATTTTGTACAGCCCAATTATTTCCACATCCACTCGGACTAGCATGTCCAACAGGGGCTCCTCTTCGCATATCAGGATCTCTAGAAGCTTCCCCTTGACGAGTGTTTTCAAAGAAAGTTAGATATGACATCTTTACATGTCATTTAGAAAGTAAATACGTAAAAGGCTTAAATGAAGTATTGGGGATATCATCTTGTAGCAAATTTTGGAAATTGTAATCCGAAAATGATTCGGTGCGCAACTAATATTACCTCATTTGCGAAGACATTAGTTAAAAAAATCGACATGGTGCCATTTGGTGAACCACAAGTTCAGCATTTTGGACATGGAAATAAGGCTGGATTTACTCTAGTCCAACTTATTGAAACTTCAAATATCTGTGCACATTTTGTAGAAGAAACAAATGATATTTATCTAGATGTTTTTAGTTGTAAAAATTTTGATAAGATTGATGTACATCATATGGTACAAGTATTTTTTGAACCATCAACGGCACAAATGATGTTAATAAACCGACAAGCTCCAATGAAAAACGAACTATCAGCATATAAAACTTATGATCTTAAATAATATGCCATTTCTACAACCAGCCGATTGGCTTGAACAAGATATTCAATTTAAATACGTTGTGGATGTATTCGGTAGAACTGACAAAGGCGAAGTCGCGCAAGTACGGCTTACGGGATTTCAGCCTTATTTCTATCTTCGCATGATAGATGGTGAAACAAGCGGACTAATTCATTCCACTCTAGAACAATCATCTGGAAAGCAACTGCGTGGTATGAAAGTTACACTAGAATGTAAATTAGACGCAATGCGTGGATTTAATGGTCTTAGTCCTATTAAAGTATGGAAGCTTTCATTTCCTGCTATGTGGATGTTTAAGACAGTTCAAAAAACACTAAAAAATTCAATGCGTATTGGAAATCGTCGTGTAGTAACAGAAGACATTTTCGAAGCAAACCTTCCTCCGTTTATTCGGCTCTTTCATGAAATGGATCTATCTCCTGCTTCTCCATTTGAATTTGAGGCAGACGATTATGATCCTGACGAAGGAGTTCATGTGGATGTATTCTATGAAGTTAAATATGATGAAATCAAATCAGCAGCTACTAAAAATATCCCTCTTCTTGTAGCAGGTTATGACATTGAAACCTATTCTGTTTCAGGATTATTTCCAGTAGCTACAAATCCGGGAGATGAGATTATGCAGATTGGTATTAGCTTTCGTTATTCTAATGATTTACTAGCTGCTGGTAAACGCATCGTATTTAGTAATGGAACAATTACTCCTTCACAGGATCCAGGAGTTGAATTTATAGCATGTAAAAATGAACGTGATCTTCTGCTAAAATTTGAGAAATGTATCCAAGATGAGAATCCAGATGTTATAGCAGGATTTAATACGTTTGGTTTTGATGATCCATATATAGCAGATCGTGCTGAAAGACATAAGGTACATCTTAACTTTGGACGTGTAGAAGGAAGTTCATGGAAAAATGATTATGTAAAGACCGAGAAGAAGACATTTGAATTAGCATCCGGTAAATTTGCAGTTAGATATTTTGAAATGCCCGGTCGTCTTCCTGTAGATTTACTTCTTAGTGTTCGTCGTGAACAGAATTTGGATTCATACAAACTTGATAATGTTTCAACTACATTCCTACGAGATAAGGTTATTAAGATGGAGAGACTGGATAAAAATCGTGTAAAAATCTATACAAAAAGTACACGTGGATTATTTACTGGAAATCTTGTTCGATTTGACGTTGTTGGGAATACAATTAATCCATATCAAGAAGGTCGTAAGTTTCCTACTGAAATCGTAGAAGCTAAATTCTTTATTGTAAGAACTGAAGATGAGATTCTACATGATGTAGATATTACGAAGATAGAATGGTCTTTTACAAAGGATGATATTAGCTTTAAAGATATGTTGGAAGCACATACTGGAACAGAAGATCAACGTGCTTCTGTAGCAAAATATAACATACAGGATTGTGATCTTGTTCTTACACTCATGGCTAAACTAGATACTCTTGTGAATGCTAGAGGTATGGCGGATGTATGTAAGGTTCCAATTCAGTATATCTTTCTAAGAGGTCAGGGTATTAAGATATTCTCTGCTGTCGTTTGTAACGCATCAAAGCGTAATCAGATCATCATGACACAGGAAAGTCTAGAAGGTGATTCTTCATACGAAGGAGCAATTGTTCTTCCTCCTAAAATCGGTATGTATTTAGATCAACCAATAGCAGTTCTTGATTTCAATTCACTATATCCATCGAATATGATTGCATTTAATCTATCTCCAGATACACTAGTTTATGTAAAGACATATGATTCTAAAGGTAAGAAGATTCATCAAGAAGGCGAAGACGGGGAGAATCTTAAAACAGGAGGATATATAATTGATGAGATTGGTTACGATACATATGACGACAACAAAAACCCTACTGGACGTACGGTGTGTGGATTTGTTCAACCGACATCGGACGTTCGTACCATCGGGGTTCTGCCTCTCACGTTGGACATTCTTCTCAAGAAGCGGAAGGAGACGCGGAAGATCATGGAGTCTATAGAAGATGAGGCACAAAAGGCTGTTCTAAATGGTCTCCAACTTGCTTACAAGGTTGTTGCTAATTCAGTATATGGTCAATGTGGTTCTCGTACATCTCCAATTCGTAAGATGGAGGTGGCTGCATGTACTACTGCAGCAGGACGTGATCGTATTTATTTTGCAAAGAGTGTTGTAGAAAAAGAGTTTGGTGGTGATGTAATTTATGGAGATACAGATTCAATCTTCATTAAGTTTGCAACAAAAGATCTTGCTGAATCAATTAGATTAGGACAAGAATCTGCTGCTCGCATTACAAGTTTATGTCGTAAAGCTCATAAGATTGAATATGAAAAAACTATGTTTCCATTCATTCTATTCTGTCGCAAACGATATGTAGGAATGTTATATGAAACCGATATCACTAAATGTTATCGTAAGACTATGGGTGTTGCATTAAAGCGGCGAGATAATGCGCCTATTGTAAAGGATATATTCGGTGGAGCACTAGATATTCTCATGGAAAAACGAGATATTCGACCAGCACAAGAATTTGTAAAGGATATGCTTGTTCGTGTTCTAAAAAATGAACTTCCTATGGAAAAGTATATAATCACAAAACAGTTGCGTGATGATTATAAGAATCCTGACCAGATTGCTCATCGTGTTTTAGCAGATCGTATGGGGGAACGTGATCCTGGAACAGCTCCGCAGGTTGGTGATCGTCTGCCATACATTTATGTTGCGAATCGTAAGGATGAAAAGAAGCAAGGCGATAAGATAGAACATGTTGATTATGTTCGATCTAAAGGTTTGAAACCTGATACGGAATTCTATATTACGAATCAGATACAAAATCCAGTTGCACAGTTATTTGCGCTTTCTATTGAAAATCTTGAAGGATACAAGCCAAAAATAAATTATGAAAAGATGTGGAAAGAGTTTATTGAGAAGGGTATGGATGAAGAAGAAGCTACTCTTAAGGTTTTAGATAAGAAAGAAAAAGAATTAGATTCAATCTTATTTACAACTGCACCCTATCTCACAAAACATAAACGTGGTCCAATGGATATGTTTCTTAAGCGCTAATCATTTTCAACGTTTAATCACTACTACATTAAATGGCAAATAATTATACATCAGACGTTTTTTCATTATTAGAGGATATGATTAATGGACGTAATGAATTTTTATCAAATAATACAATTCGCTCTATTCCTTTTGAGCATCGACCAACTATCATTGCTCGATACATGAATAATGAGGCATCTTATATAGATATTATTAATCGTATAAATACACAACACTACCAAGAATCTCAATTACGTGAAGCAGCACGAACTCTAGTTGCATTTACTATTCCTACAAATGCTTCATTTTCAGATCCAGTTACGGTTGCTCCAACACGAGCACAGATAGCTAGTTCAGTTGAAGATGTTCCTAATGCAACATCAAATTGTGCGATTTGCCAGGAAGCAATTTCGGCAGGAGGTTGTCGGATTCGGCAATGTGGCCATGTTTACCACCGCGCTTGCGTCGTGAACTGGTTTTCATTATCAGTTCGGTGTCCTGTATGCCGCTACGATATTCGTGAAGCGAATCCGGCAAATCAAACATCTTCTGTCGAAGCAGAAATGTCTTCTCAATTGTCAAGCCGGTCGGGGGAACAAGATACTTAGGTATTGGATCAGATATACCATATTGAACCATATGAATCAACTTTCGAATATCATGTTGGCATTCTTTAATAGATTCACTAATATCTACATTTAAAAATAGAGACTGTATATCAGATGCCTTAGGAGGAAAACATCTAATAATCTCAATATGATCTGTATTCCGTTTGAATATAGAAGGAAGCTCATTTCCAGTACATATGATTGGAACTTTACGATTTGTGTCTTTAATCCATTCAACAATTCGAGCTTGTGCATGGGGATCTGATCCATCTACTTCATCTAATATTACACAAGTCTTACGAGTAATATCTCCTTTCATAAATGAAAATATATTAACAGCAGATCTACATGCGTCTTTAATTTTTTCAACATCTTCATAACTTCTAATTGAGCGAGATGCATTAATTTCAAGAGGATCAAAATCCATTGTTTTTGCGGCCGCTAATGCTAATGTAGTTTTACCAATACCAGGAGATCCTGTTAACATAATTGCTTTAGGAAATCCACTTGTAGAAAGATATGTACGAAGTGTTTTCTTTGCTTCATCATGACCAATTACATCAGAAAGACTACTTGGTCTATATGTTTCGGCATACATTATCAACTATTAACAACTTATTCCGTAAGTCGTTTGTGATTTACATATATTTATTAAAATATATGTATGGTGACGTAGCTCAGTTGGTTAGAGCACCCGACTGTTAATCGGGAGGTCGTGGGTTCGGGTCCCACCGACACCGGAGCCTTTATAGCTCAGTTGGTAGAGCGTTTGCCTTGTAAGCAAAAGGTCGTGTGTTCGATTCACACTGGAGGCATACAGTCCTATCGTACAATGGTTAGTACGTCAGACTCTGAATCTGAAAATCCGAGTTCGATTCTCGGTAGGACTAAATAGCACGCATAGCTCAGCTGGTAGAGCATCGGTCTTATGAGCCGAGAGTCGTGGGTTCAAATCCCACTGTGTGCACCATGTAAGGCAAATGTTTTTACATGCTGCATCTAACCACACATACCAGACCACGTAGTTCCACATGTACGTGCTAAATTGCACTTAGCAATAGATGATTGAATTGTTGTTGCATCAGGGTCAAATGGCATACAACTTGTTGAAGCATTTGGCTTACATAAGTTACTGGCTGAATCATACGTCCAACTATCTGGACATTTTGCCATCTTTGTAGGATCCATTCGTAATACTATTTGTGGATTGATCACATACTTGTAGACTAAAAGGAGAGCGACTGTAAATAATACAGTTAAAGCGGCAGTACTTACATACTCCATTCTTTCTTTGTTACAAGGAAAGGAATGGATATTGCTAGACATGTAGTAGACACTTATTTTAAAGATACGTCAAACCCATTAGTTAGACATCATCTAGATTCATTTGGAGATATGTTATCTGTTAAGATTCCTACTTTCATCAATGGTATGAATCCATTAACATTAAACTTAGGTGATACTCGTTTCATCAAGGTCTATATTGGAGGCAAAAAAGGTGGGGATATCTTTTATTCACCACCAGTTGATGAAATAGGTAATGCTGTATTACCTCACCAGTGTCGATTAGATAATAAAACATATGCTCTTGATATTCGCATGAATGTTGATATTGAATATGTTTTTGACACAGTTACAGAAACAAAACGTTTTGAGAATGTGATGATGGCACAATTACCTCTTATGTTAAAAAGTTCTCTTTGCTATCTAACTCCTATGACATCTGATCAGCTATATGGATCTGGTGAATGTAGATTTGAACTTGGTGGTTATTTTGTGATTAGTGGAGCAGAAAAGGTATTATTAACGCAAGAAAGACTCGCTGAGAACATGTTTTATGCTTCAAAGCGTAAACAAGTTAGTTCCGGAAGTGTAGGAACAAAAACATTAGTAGAAAAAGAAACCGAAAGTAAACTTGAAGGAGCAACTAAGGCTGAACCGTTTGAATATATTGCAGGTATACGTTCAAGTTCAGAAGATGGAACAAAGGGACCATATTCTCATTTTTTAATTATTCCTCCAGAGAACAGAAAACCTGATGATCCTAAACAAATCGCAAGTACTTCTGATCTATCTGATTTCTCCACACGTCGCTTAGCAGTAATTACACTTCCTGATTTCACTCAACCTGTTCCTGTAATGAGTGTGTTTTATGCGTTGGGTCTAACAAATGATAAAGATATTTACGATACTATTTTAGCAGGTATCCCCTTAGTTGAAAGAACTCAATATGACGAACTTTTTGCAGAATTGCTATTGTCACATGAAAAGTTTACAAGACAGGAAATGGCAAGAGAAGGGGATCAAAATCAAGATCCTAATTTACTATTTCTAAAACGACAAACACGTACTAGATCTGAAGGAGGTGTATATAATAATCTTTATGATAAATTGTTCCCACATTGTGCTGAACTTGAAGGAGAATCACCTGCTTCATTCTATCGCAGAAAGGCTTACCTACTAGGATATATGGCTCGTATGGCAATGGACGTAGCTTTGGATATTAAACCAAAAACTGATCGTGATCATTTTAGATTCAAACGTCTTTCTGCATCGGGTGACCTAATGTTTCAGGAATTTCGTCGAATCTTCAAAGAGACATCAAAGCGTATGTTAACAGAAATGGACTCTCGTATTCATTTTGAACAACAACAGTATGCTGGAAAGAAGTTAGCAGAATTACTTCAGGAGGAGAATATTGGATATTATTGGCGCGCATCTAGCTTCATGTATGACATTGAAAAATCATTTAAAGGAAAATGGGGCGGTAAGGATGGTATTGCGCAAGAACTTAGTCGTTATGCATTTTTAGGGACAGTAGCTCAACTAAGACGTGTTAATATGGACGTAGATAAGGGTGGAAAGATTGTAGAAATGAGACGTATTCATTCATCTACTTGGGGAATTATGTGTCCTATCGATAATCCTGATGGACGCAATATTGGTTTAATCAAATCAATGACACTTCTATGTTCTATTTCTACAGCCTCATCTTCTAAAATAATTTACGACATTGTTAAACAGAATTCAGAATTCATTCCATTATCTCTAATTAATCCAAGTGTATGGGAACCTAGATGGACACGCGTATACTTAAATTCAGATTTAATAGGTGTTCTACGAAAGAATTCAGATTCTTTACATCAGACTCTTATTGATCAAAGAAGAGCTGGAAAGATTAGCAAATTTGTATCAGTATCATGGAACCGACTAGAAAATGAGTATCTGATATATACAGATGCTGGACGTCCATCAAGACCTGTATATCAAGAAGAAACTAAGGCTGAACAAATAAAGAAACTTACGACATGGGATTCAATCGTCACAAAACATATGGACTATATTGATGCTGCTGAAACTGAAAATATTCGAATTAGTATGGAACCATTTAATTCAGAACTCCCATCAGAGATTCATGGATTAGCTATTTTATCAGCATCTGCATCTATTCTTCCAAACTGTGATTTTGATCCAGGTACTCGCAATGCATTCAGTTGTCAACAATTGAAGCAGGCATGTAGTTGGTATAATACTGCATTTAGCAAACGATTTGATACTATTTCTACTTGGTTGAATTACGCACAACGACCATTATCTCAAACATGGATATATAATCATATTTTAGGATGTCTTCCTTACGGAGAGAATCCAATGGTAGCTCTTATGGTATATTCTGGTTACAATCAGGAAGATTCTGTTCTGCTTAATGAATCTGCTTTGAATCGTGGTATGTTTCATACAACCTATTATCATTCGTATGATTTTGAAGAGGAGCCAATTAATATGGGATTTGATAAAGGAGAAGTTAAGGTATTTGAATCTACAGAGTTTGGAAATATTGCAACTGATCCAAAATATCGTGAAACAGTAACACGTAAGGAAGGTTATAATTATGACTTACTAGATTCAGATGGTATTATTCGGGCTGGTGCTGAAGTTGATGATAAAACTATATTAGTTGGTATTGTTCATCCTATGAAGAATTCAAGTGGAGTAGTAACTGGTTACTCTGATTCATCTAAATTTACTAAGAAAGGACAGACCGGATTTGTAGATTCTGTATATCGGTATGTTACCAAAGATGGACTTCGCGCAGTAAAGATCCGTATTGCTGAACATCGTGTTCCTGTATTAGGCGATAAGTTTAGTGCTCGTCATGGACAGAAAGGTACCGTTGGATTACGTCTTAAAGAAGAGGATATGCCCTACACATCAAAGGGTGTTCGTCCAGATATGATAGTAAATCCTCACGCATTTCCATCTCGTATGACAATTGGACAATTTATTGAATCTATGTCAACTAAATTAGGATTAGAAATGGGTTCTCTTGTTGATTCAACACCATTTAGTACACAGAACAGAGTATCTGAAACATCTGAGTTACTTTTAAAGGCAGGATTTCATCCGTATGGACATGAAGTACTATATAATGGACAGACAGGTGAAATGATGGAAGCAGAAATATTCATGGCACCGACATATTATATTCGTTCTAAGTTGATGGTAGAAGATAAACTAAATTATCGTGCAACTGGTCCTAAGAAATTACTTACTCATCAACCAGTTGAAGGAAGAGCAAACGATGGTGGTTTGCGTATTGGTGAGATGGAACGTGATTGTTTGATAACACACGGTGTTTCAAAATTTTTAAATGAATCTTTAATGGAACGCTCAGATAAAACAGAATTACTATTTCAACCTGAAAGTGGATTACTAGATGCAAATCCGGAGTTAGAATCTATTACACTATCAACACCTTATTCACTAGGATTAACAATCCATGAACTAGAATCAATGCATATTTCTGTTAACCTTGTGTCTGGATCTTCTTAGAGTCTTATTAAGTTTTGTTCGTTTAGTTCTTCTACGGCGTCCACCATCTTGAAATTCATTTGTTAGATCTTGACTAGCTTTTAGTATACTCTCTGCTGTATAGGTTGGAACAAATCCTCTAGGAGCAGATGCTCTTCCAAGATAATTAGAATTAACAAATGTTAAATATTTAGTTAAAGCTTGTCTTTTAGGTTCAGATAAGTCTGGAACTGTTGATAAAATATACGTAACCATAAATCCAGTAGTTTCTGTAAGTTTTGTCATATCTCCGAGTACATCTCCTTTTCTAGGAGCACCAATTGTAGCAAGACCAAAATCGATTAAATAAACATTATGGTTTCTGGGATTGTACATAATATTTCCACGATGAGAATCATTGTGAAATATAACAGTACCTCCGCTTAATTCACCTTTATTCATCAAATAAACCTTAGTAATTAGTTTCGTAAGTCCATATATAATATCATCTGCATCACCCTTTGTTAATTCAATACTATGACTCATAATCGTATGAAGAGACTTTCCAAGATATTCGTAATTTACATACTTTTTTAGAGCTAGATCTGCACGTGTTCCAATAATCTGTCCACAGTTTTTAATATCTTCCTTTGTAAGAAGACTTAAATCAATAGGGTCTTCATTAAAACTTACATTTGTAAACTGATTAGTTCTATCAATTTGTTTGACAAATGCATTATTTCTTTTTTCTTCTTTATATGCAGCTTCATCTACAAAAATTTTTGTAACATAACGTTTATCTCTTTGTTTGGTTAAACCTTGAACAATCAAAGAGGGAATAATTGCACAACCTTGTGCTCCTGGAATAACACCATATTTGTAATCTAAAGTGCCTTCTTGTGAAGCAGTTGACCATCCACTTGATGAACTACGTGTCATAGATCTAGTCACCATAGGAGACATTGGAGGTGTAGATGGCGGCTGAGTTTTAGACGAAAAAAGACTCGCTAACATTATTCATTGACAACGGATTTTCTTGAAGGGAGTGTATATAATGATAAATATGGCAGAACATCTATATGTAACAAAGCGTAATGGCAATCGTGAGCCTGTATCATTTGATCAAATCCTTCAACGTATTCGTAAGTTATCTGATGGATTGGAGCACGTAAATCCAGATTTAGTAGCACAAAAGGTATGTATGCAACTAAGCGATGGAATTAAGACATCAGAACTTGATGAGTTTGCAGCAGAAACATGTGCGATGATGCAATCACGTTATCATCCTAATTACGGTATGCTAGCAGCACGTATTTTAATTGATAATCATCATAAAAATACTCCATCAACTCTACTAGAATGTGTAGAGACTCTTTATCATGAAAATGAAATTATATCAGATGTTTATCATGATCTACTATGCAAAGATCCAGCTAGCTATGAATTAATAATTGATTACTCTCGCGACTTTATGTTTGATTATTTTGGATTTAAGACATTAGAAAGAGCGTATCTTCTTAAGAAGAACGGTAAGGTAATTGAACGCCCACAGCATATGTGGATGCGCGTATCTATTCAACTTCACGGTAATAATTACAAAAAGGTTAAGGAGACATATGATGCTCTATCACATGGTTATTTTATACATGCTACACCAACCCTATTTAATTCTGGCACATCTCATCCACAATTATCATCTTGCTTTCTTCTGACAATGAATTCTGATTCAATTCAAGGAATTTATAAGACTCTTGGTGACTGTGCACAAATTTCTAAATGGGCTGGTGGTATTGGTTTATCAATTCACAATATTCGGGCTCGTGGATCACGTATTGCAGGAACTAATGGTGAATCTACTGGTATTGTACCTATGCTAAAAGTATTTAATGATACTGCAAAATATGTAAATCAAGGAGGAAAGCGTAATGGATCATTTGCTATCTATCTAGAACCCTGGCATGCTGATATTGAAGAATTTCTGCGCTTAAAACTTAATCAAGGAGCAGAAGAGGATCGTGCACGTGATTTATTTTATGGTCTTTGGATTCCAGATCTATTTATGCAAAGAGTTGAATCAGGAGAAGATTGGACTCTAATGTGTCCACACGAATGTCCTGGTCTAGCAGATGTACATAGTATCGAGTTTAATGATTTGTATATGAAATATGAACGAGCCGGAAAGGGTAGAAAGAGTATTCCTGCTAAAAAGTTATGGCAGATGATTTTGGATTCTCAAATTCAGACTGGAACACCTTATCTTTGCTATAAGGACGCTGCTAATATAAAAAGTAATCAACAGCATCTAGGAACTATTAAATCATCAAATTTATGTACAGAAATCATGGAGTTTACTTCTCCTGAAGAAACAGCTGTATGTAATCTAGGATCATTAGCTCTTCCTAAATTCGTAGAACATAGTTCACTTCATAATCAATATTACTTTAATTTTGACAAGCTTCGTGAGTATACTCGTATTCTCACTCGTAATCTAGATATTGTAATCGATAACAATTTCTATCCTACAACTGAATGTCATAATTCTAATATGAATCATCGTCCAATTGGAATTGGAGTTCAGGGTCTAGCAGATGTATTTGCTAAGCTAAAACTACCTTGGACATCAGATGGAGCAAAAAAGTTGAATCGCGAGATCTTTGAAAATATCTATTATGCGGCTGCAAGTGAAAGTATGGAAGGTGCTTCAACAGACGTATGGAGAAATATGGGTGTAGATCATGCTCTTGCATATAGATCATTTGCCAATTCACCTGCTAGTAAAGGAAAACTCCAATTTGATTTATGGAATGAAACTCCAAGTACATGTTACTTAGACTGGGATGGATTACGTAAACAATGTAGTCTTGGTATGCGCAATTCATTACTTATTGCTCCGATGCCTACCGCATCTACATCACAGATTCTAGGTAATAATGAATGTATTGAACCATTCACGTCAAATCTATACACTCGACGTGTATTAGCAGGAGACTTTATGGTCGTGAATAAGTATCTAGTAGATGAACTTACAAGACTTGGCTTATGGACATCAGAGATTCGTACACAAATTATAGCAGATAATGGAAGTGTTCAAAACATTGCAGAAATTCCACAGGATATTCGTGATGTATATAAGACTGTGTGGGAGATTCCTCAAAAAGTGCTAATTGATATGGCAGCTGATCGAGCCCCATTTATCTGCCAGTCACAGTCACTGAATCTATTCCTTTCTGAACCCACGTATGCTAAGATGTCATCTATGCATATGTATGCTTGGAAGAAAGGTCTGAAAACTGGTTGTTATTATTTAAGAACTAAGGCTGCTTCATCGGCTCAAAAATTCACAGTCGAACCCCCTGCGTCAAATAATTGTCTAACTTGTTCATCCTAAAATTTCTCTGTTTGGAAGTATAAAACAAATGGAAAAGTATTCTAACCCGACTGTTCTAAATGGTACTGCTGGAAACTCCGCTCCTGTTGGAGGTCGCCGTCGCAAGCTTCAACTTGTTACGAAGAAGCAGGCGCGTAAGATGCTTAAGAAGCTTGGCAAGAAGCTTCGTGGTGGTGCACCCGCTGATGCTGTAGCTGTTGCGCCTGAACTTGCAGATGCGGCGGCACCTGCGTCAAAGGCTGGTGGCAAGCGCACTCGCAAGCGCCGCTCAGCATCACGCCGTGCTTCCCTCTTCGGTCTTTAAAGATTCACCAATCTCTGAAACCATTGCAAATAGTTTTTCATTGAATCCAAAATGACAACCATTTGGTTCTTTAAAATCGGGAATCTTACGTGAAGATGTATTTATAGAATGAACTAAACTTACAATAACTTCTTGTGGAGATATTTCTCGACACATATGCTCGCGACCGCGAATAAATGCGTCACCTTCTGCAATTTGAACATCACTAAATTTGCGCTCCTCCCAAAACTTTTTAGTAAAAATAAGAGTAGCTTCAGATACACGCTCTGACATATTTAGTGTTAAAGGAGGAACATTCATAAATGATGAATACTTGATAATATCATAACAAGGAATCACTGAACAAAATGCGCACTCTTTTGAAGGACTCTTTAGCATCATAGCTGTACGTTCTAGTATACTATTATTTGGATATACATCATCGTCATCCATGAATGCGATAACATCATACATTGCTTTTGAAATACCTATGTTACGCTTTTCTCCAATTGTCTTCTTTTCATCTAAACGTACATATGTTACATTTGGAACACCTATTAAAGTATCTTCAATAGGGTCATCACCATCATCTACAATTACTAATTCCATATTTTCTTCTGGATATGATTGAATCATATATGAATACTTCAAAATAGGCATAAAAATACGGCGATCACGTGTTATACACACAATGGATACATTTGGTAATGCATCTTCTTTAGGTAGTGTCTCGCTAAGTTTATAGTTTGATTCTATATCTAGAATTTGTGGTAATAATTTTTGCATATTCTTAAGCCATAGTTTATGATTTTGTTCATAAACATTACGCATAAAATTACCACCTATTTTCTTATTTTCATTGCTTGTATCAATATATTTCTGAAGTTGTTTAACTAATGAATCAGCATCAGAACTGACTAATGATCCAAACCATTTATCATTAGAAGTAGTTTTAATTGATTCACAGAATAATGCTCCTGCATTTACTTCGCCTACAACATCTTCAAGAAAAGGCGCAATAGATGATACGATCATATTACAACCAGATGCCATGGCCTCATTTATTGCATGTCCAAATCCTTCCGCTTTAGATAGACAAATGCATAATCCACATTCTCTGAGAAGTTTATCATATTCTTCATCTGAAAGCGTACCGTAGACTACAACTCTATCAGATATAGATGATGGAACTTCAATATGTCTTGATGATACTACATGTAAAATAGGAAGATTGCAAAAATCAACAGGTCCAATTAAACGAATTTTTTCGTATGCGTTAAAAATAACATCAATTTCGCGATTAAGATTTTTTCCAAGTGGAACGATAGCTTTAAAATAATTTTTAGTAGAAGGAGTCTCTTTATTAAGAGAAGTCCAACCAATATATCGTACACATGTAGGTGTTAGATCCTTGATAATACGTTCTGCTTCATGAGTTTTTACCCAAATCTCATTTACCATATGCATATAAGGAACCCATGTAACTGAAGTCCATTCAATATTTGGAATCCAAATATTCTTAGCTGCATATGAAAAAAGTGATGGATTTATTACTTCAACGTAAATATTTACATCTGCTTCTACACATTGTGGTTGCATATACTGGACAAATTGAATTTCTACATTCTTTTCAAAAATGCTAGTGAGAAGACCGCACAGAATTTTCACATCTTGTGAAAGTCCGGTATTCTTACGATGATTGCTAATTATGTTAATTCTCATTTATATAACTGAGTCACTTTGGTACTAAACGTTTTGTCGCACGTCCATGGTATGGACGTCTTAGTGTCTTAGATCTTACATCAAGATATTTTAAATATTTCTTCCATGATTCACTATCTCGTAATACACATTGAGAAGCAAATACGCATGGACGATCACGCCACCATTTTACATTTTTTTCACCATACCATCGCCATAATTGGATAGGATCTTCAATATCTTTTGTTTCAGACAATTCAGTCTCTTGAGTTAATCGTTTACATTCTGACTTTATGGCTATATTTCCATATCCATATTCGAGGCTAAATAAATCTGTTTTATATTCACTATCAATTGGTATCAGTATTTTACCGTTCCATCCAATTCCACTGATAGGTCGAAAAGAATCCCATGCTGTTTCAAATGTGTAAAGTTGTCCATTTAACTTTCCATAAATACGATCGTGAAATTTAATTAACTCCATTACATGCCTAAAAGAAAGACTTCAGCTCACCAGTACGCGTGCCATAAACTCCAACATTCATCGGGTTTGCAATAGGTTCTGCAAATTCCTGTAAATCTTTTAAATAGAATTGATGAAAATCAACTTCAGAATAAACTTTTGTGGCAGCACAACCGATTACACGACTATTTAGATCTGATAGTTCTTCTGATATACGTGAAACATTATTCTGCGAATACATCAGATAGTAGCTTCGCATAATAATCTTTATCTGTAGAACATCTTGAGGACCAATTCGATATTTATTACCACTCATCGCGTATACCTGTTCTTGAATACCCTTTTGAATAGTTTCAATATTTTCATCACTAAAGAATAGCTCATTTAGTGGAGTAGATGAATGTATATGCCCTATTAGATCACGACGGTTTGTCTCTCCAAATAAGTTAGGTCTCTGGGATGTAGATTTATAAGGCTGAGAAGCATAAGTATTATCGGTATCTAGAATGTTAGGGACTCTGCCACCATGTTTTTGAGGAGGGTAAAGATGGTTACTAGATGTTATATTATAGCGATGCTGTACGCTATCGGGATTAATTGGACTGTCCATTAACAATTGTTTGGAAAGTTTTATCAGGATATAAATCTATAAATTATGTTCTCATAGCTTCATATAGTGAAGAATCTAATACTTCTTTTACTTCTAAAGAAAATGAGAAATCTGATCCATTCAGATCGAGAATTTGACCATACGGGTCTGTAACTTTTATAGGAATGCTTACAATATCTGTGGGGCTATTAAAGAAAAACTCATTTGATAACTGCTTCTGATTATTATCATAACATACTGCAAATTTTGGTTGATCAATAATTACTTTTGCAAATGACCAAAATTCTGTTCTATCTGGATTTAAATGGTATATAACTTTCCAATCTGGATCTAGATTTATAAAGATATAGGTCGTATCGATTATGTTTAGTATATCATTTCCAGTATATGTGTTCTGCCCAGCATATATTCCAGACGCATTAGTAAAACCAAGATTATAACCTAGTCCAAAATCTTTTACTCTTTTTGAAAACTCACCTTCTTTGAAATTTATGCTAAAATTAGTTAATGATGTAAATGTTACTTTACCAGTTACATAATTTATACTTAATTTAATAGAGTTTTCAGGAAATGCTAAATCTATTTTTGTTTTAATTTCTTGAATTAATGAACTACTACCTGATTGAGATGAATCCCAATTTCCATCATCAATAGTTATTTCTTTTGTTAGTTCACCAGATGGATACGTTAATAAAAATGATGTGTTTCCTCTGGATCGTGAGAATGTATAGAATGAATTCGGGAATTCAATAGTAGACATTCTTACCGAAATTACATTTTTTATAGGTAATGGTAATTTAAAAATAAAATCAGTTGCAGAATTTAATTGAATAGCTTTTGAGAGATTATTTAATTCTACATTATAATCACTAAATCTAAAACGACTATCTATAGATATTAATTGAGTTTTTACATGTTTATTATACAAAATACTTTGTGTCGTACGATCATTGTATGGAGCTGGTGTAACTAATACAGATTCAGTATTTCTTGGCTTAAATTGTTGAAACTCATCTTGATTTTCAAGCTCATCTGCATGTTTATCTTCTGGCAGAATTTCTTCTGTATGTTCAGTTTGAAAAACAAGTGGTGTTGCTCCAATTTCTTCATAATGATCAGCTAAAACCTGCTGATATGTGAGATTATCCATTAGTATAATCTACTTATGATATTAAAATGCCTGCATTTATTAATTCATATCAATTATATTTAAATGCAAAACAACAGGGACCATCTTGTCCTGTAATTGGACCTACAGGTCCTAAGGGTCCTACAGGTCCTGGTGGAAATCCAGGTTCTACAGGTGCTAAAGGTCCTACAGGTCCTAGTGGAAGTCCAGGTTCTACAGGTGCTAAAGGTCCTACAGGTCCTAGTGGAAGTCCAGGTTCTACTGGTTCTGCTGGTTCTACAGGTGCCATAGGCCCTACTGGTCCCACAGGTCCTACTGGAACTCCTGGTATAAATGGTGTTACAGGTCCAACAGGAACTATGTTTCCAACTTCATTTATAAGCTTAACAAATCCATCACCAAATACAGGTAGCACAGGACCATTTCCATCAAACATACTCATAGGGAAAGGAGCAACTGGACCATATACTTTTAAGATACCAACAAATGGAGCTAGAGGATTTTTAACAGTGTCTGGTGATGTACTTCCAGTAACGAATCCTGATAGTCCAACAGTAGGATATTCATTTGATGTTTTTTTGAATGACGGAGGTAGATTCGAAGGGTTATGTGCACATGAAAAAGTAATTATTACCTTAAACAATTCATATGTAGGTGCAGGAGGAGCATTTACACTTTATTCGCCTTGTCTTCCAACCTCAGACTTTAGTCTATACATTGCTTATGATCCACCACCTGATGATATACAAATAAATATGTTTGTATATTTACACACTTAGCTTTTTCAGTTCACTTAACCACATTCCTTTAGGAGTTTGAGATTCTAGATCTACAATGTTTTGACGAAGTTCTGTAAGATCATTCTCATGCTTTAAAGCATTCTTTAGAGTCAATGACTTAATAGGCAAATCCATAAGATAGTCAAATGTTCCCTTAATTCGATCGAACTTCTGAGCAGTCAATAGCTCATCACACTTTTCTGGAGTCTTTCGACGAAGATCGGGAAGTGGTGTATCCTCACACTGCTGTTTGATAAATCGCACAACATTCTCATGATAAGGAAGTTTGTCACGAAGCGCTTTCAGCATATATTCGCGTCGTTTTGCATACAAGGACAAACGAACACCAACAAACTCTCTTAGAATTTCATTTGGCGAATCGTACTTTTTAATTACACACTTGCTATCAAACGCGTGCATATTGGTAAGCTTAATTTTTTCAGTAAGTAGCTTTTCAATTGTAGAAACACCACCTGTCCCAATTTTTACTTTCATAAGTACATCTGTATCCGTAGATGTATCTGTGTAATCCTTAATAATTCCTTCAGCACATAGCTTATCTAATGTCTCACGAAAGTCAGATGTCCATGTTCCAATTGGAAGTTCAGTAATGATCGCAGTATCTCCTTCCATCTTCCAAACACCTTCAACAAGATAATCCTGCTTATCAATCTTGCTAATCTTACCCTTGAATCCACGAGTCCATGGTGCAAACTCACGATCAAGACCAGTGTCTTTCTCAAGCCATTCTTCAATAGCAGACTTTAGATCGGATGGATTAAATGATGGTACCAATGTTGAATAACCAGTACCAATGCCACGTGATCCATTAACGAGAAGCATAGGAAGCACAGGAGCATACCATTCGGGTTCTACCGGTACACCATCATCGTCACGATATGTAAGTACATCAAAATCATCCGATGGTACAAGTTGAGAAATATGTGTCTGTAAATATGTATGAATATAACGGGGAGACGCAGAATCCTTACCTCCTTGAAGTCGTGTTCCAAACTGTCCTTGAGGAACCAACCATGCCAGATTATTTGATCCAACAAAATCCTGTGCCATTCCAACAATCGCATCATTTAGTGATGCTTCGCCATGATGGTAACCAGAATGTTCACTGACATATCCTGCAAATTGAGCTACACGGATCTCTGACTTCAAATTACGCTTAAATGCAGAGTAGAGAATCTTACGCTGTGATGTTTTAAGACCATCCATCATATTTGGAATACTACGTTCCAAGTTGTAGTTTGAGAAATGAATCAAATCTTTATTAACAAAATCTTCATAAATTAGATTATCGCCTGGACCAGCATTTACAATATCTGCACGATCATAGGTCTTCAACCAATCCTTGCGATTATCAGCCTTAGCCTTATTAAATGCTAAATCAATTGACTTATCCGACGCATCACCAGAATACGTATAGTTTACGATATTAAGTGTCTTGAAATATTCCTTTGCTTCATCTCGCGTAGAAGTGCCCAATCCCTTATAATACTTTACCTTCCAGCCCTTAGAAGCATCAGTCTTACGCCATTCCTCATATTCGTATTGAGTATAGAATGACTTATTTAGCTTTCCCTTATTAGCTTTTACAATTGGTGTAGCCATATAGGTGATAAATCCAGGAATCTTAATTAGTTCATGCCATAATTCATGAAACATGTTAATAAGTAATCCACGAATGTGTGATCCGTCATAATCCTGATCGGTCATGATGAGAATCTTACCATACCGCAGCGAACGAACATCCACATACTTCTTACCAGATTCCAGACCAACAATCTTCTTTAGATTAGCAATTTCTTCTGTTGCCTCTACCTTTTTTGCAGATATGTCTTTCACATTAAGAAGTTTACCTTTGAGAGGAAAGACTCCGTAATACTTCCGCTGCTCTTGAGAAAGACCACTAATAGCCATCGCCTTAGCTGAATCTCCTTCAGTAAGAATCAGAACACATTCATGACTCTTTGCAGTTCCAGCGTACACCGCGTCATCCAGCTTTGGAAGACCGGTCAAACGTGACTGCTTCTTTCCATCTGTCTTTTTCATATCCTTTGCATCTTTTGCATCTTGTGCCTCCAGAACCTTGTTTACAACTTCTAGCTTTGCAACTACCTTCTTCAGAAACGCATCGTCTAGCTTACATGAAACCTTGGAAGTTAGTACTTCTTTAGTCTGAGAGCTAAATGATGGATTTTCAACTGAGCAGCAAATAAATACAGCCAATGAATCTCGTACAAGTGCAGGTTTAACCTTAATCTTCTTCTTTGTCTCCAAATATGTAACAATATATGAAACAATCTGATTTGTGATTTCGTCGACATGCTTGCCACTTCTAGTCCAGATACCATTCACAAAAGAAACGTTGAATGCGCGATCAGTTGGGCTATCTGATACAGCAATCTGCCATCCAGTTTGAGAAGATTCAGTTAGAACAACAGAATCCTTAGTTAAATACCATGATGCATATGATGTTAAATCGCGAAACTTAATTGGAGTATCGCACCATGTTACTTTAACATCCTTTCCAACAGTCATTGCTAGATCATATACGCGTCTTTCAATAACCTTAAGTAGCTGTGTAGGAATCGTATTCTCTTTCCAACCAAATCGACTAAAGTCAGGAGTCCATGCCACCTCTACATAAGGCTTATTTTTACATGCTACGATCTTAGGTGTACCCACAACAGACATATTATCTTCGAATGTCTGGATATACTTTAGCTGGCGTACACCATCGACAACCGTTAGAGTTAGCTTCTTTGCAAAGATGTTTACTAATTTTACACCGTAACCATTCTTACCTCCAACTAGCTTCTTTTCTGTTTTATCATAATTTGTAGATGTCAGTAGTTCTCCGAAGATCATCTGTGGAATGTACACATCATATTCCGGATGTTTTTCTACATCAATTGACTCTCCATCATTCTTCATAACAATTGTTGTTCCATCTACAATTGAAATCTCAATGTGCTTTACAGGATTATCAGACTTTCGTTGCTTGAGTCGCACAACATGATCATGTGCATTAACAAGTAACTCATCAAATAGCTTGTAGAATCCAGGATTGAAATTAGTAATCATATCAGAAGTAAAACTTTCGCCATTTACGATATAGAGTTCCTCGCTTGTATTTTCAATTGAACCAATGTATGTATCCGGTAACGACAAAATGTGTTCACGGTGCGTATGCTTGCGATATTGCTTTGATAGATCTGCCATATTTGATTGTATGTATCCTTCCTCAAACATAATCTATGTAAATTCGTTTTGAATCATATTCTTATTACCTTTGTTAAACAATTATTATATAATAACTATTTGAAAGAAAGGTTTGTATAAAAATACATGACTGATTTTGACAGATTGATCGTTTTACAATAAATGCCACCGAGAAAGGCAAAGATATCTCAAAAAGATCAGTCTGTTGCAGTAACCGAAGCACCTGTTATTTTTTTCCTTAAAATAGGTGATGAAACCGCATCACAAGATGTTATTCCTGCTGATGAGGGTTTAGTATCATATGCAGATATTTTGAATACAGTAGAAGTGTCTCATGTTGCAGATAGATTTAATACAGAACTACTGAAAAATGTTCTAGAAAAAGTGGTATGTAATAGATACACACCTCAAACTGCATGTTTTTGGTGTTGTCATGATTTTAGTTGGGAAGCTTGTGTTCTTCCAAAATCATATGATGCGTATAAAAATATATATTTTGCTGAAGGAAATTTCTGTTCTCCCGAATGTGCTCTTGCATACAACTATTCTGACAATAAAATTTCTGATTCAACACGTTGGTTACAACATGTACTATTATCTACGGTATATTCTGAATTGTATAAAACACGTGAATTATCACCTGCCTTACCTCGCACAATGCTTCGTATGTTTGGTGGACCACTTGATATTGAACAGTACCGTGATTATACCACCGGTATGAACGACATTGTTCTTTCGTCTCTTCCACCTATTCGTTTACAATTTCCTTCTATGAACGTACAAGGACCTCTTAGAGATATCAAGAAATATGTGTCTTTGTCAGTTGATCTAGTAGAAAAAGCAAGTGAACAACTTCGTCTAAAAAGATCTAAACCTCTTAATACAAATCTCCAGACACTTGATATGTGTATGAATAAAGCTTAAATAGCCATAGTAACTCTTACCGTATCATTGCCACTTTTATCTTTTTCTATTTTAGTTACTTTGTGTAGATCAATGTCACATGCTACACGATTAATTCTTACCTTTTCTATTCCTTGAGTCATTTCTGGATGTGAAATTTCAGCAGTGGACTTAAACTGTGAATTATAAATCTTAATAATATGTTCTGGTACAGCTGGACTTGTCTCTAATAGTCGTTCAACTGTTTCTCTAATCATTTTTAACATATCTCTTGCGCGAATACGTTCAACCTTTGGTAATGTCATTTCAGTTATAATAAATTTTTGTAGTTTTCTATATTGAAGCGCGCTAATTCTGCATGCTTCAGTTTTCTTTGCCCATGCAAAATAAGATCCAATTGTACTAAGAACTCCTGTAAATAAACTTACTCCGCCTATACCGATTGATGATATGGCTGGATCACGAAATAGAATTTGACTTGATCCACTTAGAAATCCAGTAACTGTGCTTAATACAATAACAGGCAGAGCAATGTATGTATTCATCTTACTATAATAACGTTCGGATTCAGTATACAACCAAGCTAAACCTCCACATTTTTCACCTTCTGCTCCAATCATATCCTCAAGTGAATCATTCCAACTAATGTTTTCTTGCAGAACTTCATCTTGTGAAGACATTATTCCTTTATTTTAAACAAGAGTTTATTACCATTTATATGTAGCATACATTAATCACTTTAATGACAACTAATACACAACCAAATATAATTCAAGATGTTTTAAGAACACAAATAGCATTTGGTATGGGTGGTTCTGGATCACGGATGTTAACTAATTATATTGCAATAAATTTATACGAAAAGTTGATATCTTCTTATCAACTATGGTTTCCTATACTACAAAATGTCTGTTGTCGTCGTAATAAGACTCAGCCTGCAACAGCTTTGCCACCGCCAAATAAAGATGTAAAGTGTACGATTGAATGTGAAAGAAATATTCCACAAATAACTTCAAAGCAATCAGGGCAGTCAACAAATAATATTAATCATATGCGTATGGATGCAGTTATTAGCTATATTACAACACTTCCGGTAATTAGAAATATTCTATGTATGAGTCATCACGAATATCTTCCTTATGAATTTGAGCCTATTCAATTAGAACCGGATCTATACTTCCAGTTGTTGACTCTAAAACACAATGATGGTCAGGTTGAAACTATTCGATTCAAGCTTTTTTGTTATGATCATGATATACAGTACTTACAAGCTTTTGTTGATAAATGTAATCACGACTATGAACGTCGTATGGCAAATAAACTGGGAACTTCCTTATATTATTTTGATATGATGGCAAGTACAAAAGGACGCAATAGAACAACTCAAAATCCTCTTCCAAATACTCATCTGATGTACACTAAACATAAATTTTACACAACTCGCACATTTGACAATGTATTTTTTGAGCAAAGACAGGAGGTAAAAAATCATGTTAATTTCTTTTTGTCACGACGTGATTGGTATGAGAAAAAGGGTATTCCGTATACACTTGGTTTTCTATTTCATGGATCTCCTGGAACTGGAAAAACTTCTTCAGTAAAGGCTATTGCAAATACTGCTCGTCGACACATTATTAATATTCAACTATCTGAGATTAAAACAAAGGCACAATTACGTCATCTTTTCTTTAACGAAGAAATCAATGTATATAATGGAACTACAACGGAAAGATATACAATTCCAGTACATGAACGTCTATATGTGATTGAAGATATTGACGCAATGGGTGATGCAGTATTACGTCGTGAATGGAAGAAACCTACGTCTAGTATTGAAGAAAAACCTAAAAAAACTGGAGATGCGTGGATGGATAACATGGAAGAAGATCAAAAAGAACCAATTGATTTATCATTCTTACTTAATCTCTTGGATGGTACACTTGAATCAAGTGGACGTATTATTGCTATATCTTCTAATTTTCCTGAAAGAATTGATCGTGCACTAATAAGACCTGGCCGTATTGATATGATTATTCATTTTAAGAAGTGTAATAGTGCGATTCTACATGAAATGATTGAGAGTTTTTATGATAAAAATGTTAATGGACTTCAATGCGAAGACTATAAATGGAGTCCAGCAGAAGTAAACCAAATTTTATTCCGTAATTTTGAAAAGCCTGAGAATGCTGTGCGTGAATTGAACGAACTGCAGCCTAAAGATTTGTATGGATTTGATTTAGTTGAAAATCTAGCACTTGGTTATGAAGAATTTGCAAAAGAGTGACAAGCTTTTGCAAGACGTAGAATATTTTGACTGTATTTCCAAACACTTTCCTTTGAATCAGAAGACATTGACGCAAAATAAATTTTCATCTTAGAAAAGATATCCATATCAACATTTTCCTTATGTTCTTCAAATGAAGATGTAAGAAAAAAGTTTTCATCTTTGTTCATGATCTGATTCTCATATGCTGATGTACTTTCATACATATATTTCACTACAATATTTGGATTTGCAGATTTTGCAACACGTACGCTGGTTAGAAACATTGAAAAGTCAGGATCATCAGGATACATTTCTGCTAGTTCTGTAATAAAAGCAGTAAACTGATCAAATAAAGCTGTCATTAGAACTACTTTAGAAACCATTTGTAATGTATTATTTAGTTATGTTAAAACAGCTTCGCATAATTATTACATTTTATGCTTGAACTACAACAACTTGTGTATTCAAAAACGCATCAGTACCAATTGATGGTACACCATTTCTTACAGTAACTGTTCCTGTAAGACCAGTGCATCCGTTGAATGCCAAAGCATCAATACTTGTTACACTATTAGGAATAGTAAGTCTTCCTGTAAGACTTCTGCAATTTTGAAATGCTTGCCTTTCAATACGTGTTACACTATTAGGAATAGTAAGTGTTCCTTTAAGTCCAGTGCATTCACTGAATAGTCCATTATTAATACCTCTTATACCAGTTCCAAGTTTGAGTCCTGTAAGGTTATAGCATCCTACGAATACTTCAAATCCAATACTTGTTACACTATTGGGAATAGTAAGTGTTCCTGTAAGATTACCGCATCTGAAGAATGCTTGGGGACCAATACTTACTATACTATCAGGAATAGTAAGTGTTCCTGTAAGGTTAGCATAATTGTTGAATGCTTCATTACCAATACCTATTACTGGTTTACCATTATATGATGATGGAATAACTAAATTCTGTAATGGTACATTTGGGACAAATCCGGAAACCTCATATTCAAGACCCCCGCTTAAAGGTCTATATGTAAGTTTTTCACCTGTATACTCAGCATATGTAGCGGAACTTTTACTACCAACAGAGTTTTTAGCTACAGATTTAATGTAATATGTAGTATTTGGTTTTAAATTATTTATTACTGCTTGATATGTTGTTTTACTTTTTGAAACTAGTGTAGCAGTACCAACAGTAGTAGGATTTGTGGTAGTGCCATATAATATAGAATATGTTGGCGTAGGAGTACCTGTAATATTAGTTATAACAAACCTTACAGTTATAGATGTAGCTGTAGGAGTACCAAATACTGCAGGAACAGTAGGTGCTTTAGATGGTGGATCACCAGCAGTTCTGATAATAGCAGATGTTGATGTTTTACTACCAACAGAGTTTTTAGCTACAGATTTAATGTAATATTTAGTATTTGGTTTTAAATTATTTATTACTGCTTGATATGTTGTTTTACTTTTTGAAACTGGTGTAGCAGTACCAACAGTAGTAGGATTTGTGGTAGTGCCATATAATATAGAATATATTGGTGATGGTTTACCTGTAATATTAGTTATAACAAACCTTACAGTTATAGATGTAAGTGTAGGAGTACCAAATACTACAGGAGTAGTAGGTGCTTTAGATGGTGGAGTGTTCGCCATTTATGTTTAGCTATATCTAAAAAACGCACGGTTGTATATTACATTTTATCCTTGAACTACAACAACTTGTGTATTCGTAAACGCATTAGAACCAATTGATGGTACACCATTTCTTACAGTAACTGTTCCTGTAAGTTCAAAGCATTGTTGGAATGCTCCTTCACCAATACTTGTTACACTATTAGGAATAGTAAGTGTTCCTGTAAGATTAATACATTGAAAGAATGCGTCATTACCAATACTTATTAACCCAGTTCCAAGTGTAAGTCCTGTAAGTTTAGAGCATCGGCTAAATGCTTCAATACCAATACTTGTTACATTATTAGGAATAGTAAGTGTTCCTGTAAGTTCATTACAACGAGAAAATGCAAAATCACCAATAGTTGTTACACCAGTTCCAAGTGTAAGTCCTGAAAGTTTAACACAAGTGAAAAATGCAGAAGGACCAATAGTTATTACACTATTAGGAATAGTAAGTGTTCCTGTAAGATTAATACATTGAAAGAATGCTTCATTACCAATAGTTGTTACATCAGTTCCAAGTGTAAGTCCTGTAAGTTTAGAGCATTTTTCGAATGAAGAATCACCAATACTTGTTACACTATTAGGAATAGTAAGTGTTCCTATAAGTTCATTACAACGAAAAAATGCAGAAGGACCAATAGTTCTTAGACCAGTTCCAAGCGTGACTCCTGTAAGACCAGTGCAGTCAAGAAATGTTTGTATGCCAATACTTGTTACATTATTAGGAATAGTAAGTGTTCCTATAAGTCCAGAGCATCGGCTAAATGCATAATTATCAATAGTTGTTACACCAGTTCCAAGTGTAAGTCCTGTAAGTTTAGAACATTCGCTGAATGCTCCTCCACCAATACTTGTTACACTATTAGGTATAGTAAGTGGTCCTGTAAGACCACTGCATCCACCGAATATATAATCGCCAATACTTGTTAGACTAGTTCCAAGTGTAAGTCCTGTAAGTTTAGAACATGTATTAAATGCTCCTTCACCAATAGTTATTACACTATTAGGAATAGTAAGTGTTCCTGTAAGATTAGTGCATCCATTGAATGCTCTCGCACCAATATTTGTTATACTATTAGGAATAGTAAGTGTTCCTGTAAGATTAGCATAATTGTTGAATGCTTTATAACCAATACTTGTTACTGGTTTATCATCATACATTGATGGAATAACTAAATTCTGTAATGTTACATTTGGGACAAATCCGGAAACCTCATATTTAAGACCTTGTCCTATAAGTCTATACTCAAGTCTTTGACCTGTATATTCGGAATAGATATTGGAAGTTTTAGTACCAGAAGTATTTTTAGCTACAGATTTAATGTAATATGTAGTATTTGCAGTTAAACCATTTAGTACTGCTTGATAAATTGTACCACTTACTAATGTAGCACTACCAACAGTAGTAGGATTTGTGGTAGTGCCATATAATACAGAATATGTTGGCGTGGGACCACCAGTAATACCTGCTACATTAAATCGTACAGTTATAGATCTAGTTGTAGGAATACCAACTACTACAGGAACAGTAGGTGCTTTAGATGGCGGACGAGGCGTTACAGAAGTTCTGATAATAGCAGACAATGAGATTTTATTACCAAAAGAGTTTTTAGCTACAGATTTAATATAATATGTAGTATTTGGTTTTAAATTATTTATTACTGCTTGATATGTTGTTAGACTATTCGAAACTGGTGTAGCAGTACCAACAGTAGTAGGATTTGTGGTAGTGCCATATAATATAGAATATGTTGGTGGTGGTTTACCTGTAATATTACTTATAACAAACCTTACAGTTATAGATGTAGCTGTAGGAGTACCAAATACTACAGGAACAGTAGGTGCTTTAGATGGTGAGTTAAGTGGTAGAGCAGTTTTGATAAAAGCAGATGATGATGTTTTAATACCTACTGAGTTTTTAGCTACAGATTTAATGTAGTAACTACTATTCGGCTTTAAATTATTTATTACTGCTTGATATGTTGTTTTACTTTTTGGAACTGGTGTAGCAATACCAACAGTAGTGGGAATTGTGGTAGTACCATACAATATAGAATATGTTGGCGGTGGTTTACCTGTAATATCACTTATAACAAACCTTACAGTTATAGATGTAGTTGTAGGAGTACCAAATACTACAGGAGTAGTAGGTGCTTTAGATGGTGAAGTGTTCGCCATTTGTATTTAGTTGTATCTAAAAATACACAATTATATAACATATTTTATTCTTGAACTACAACAACTTGTGTATTCAAAAACGCATCAGTATCAATTGATGGTACACCATTTCTTACAGTAACTGTTCCTGTAAGACCAGTGCATCCCTTGAATGCTGCAATACCAATACTTGTTACACTATTAGGAATAGTAAGTGTTCCTGTAAGTCCACTGCAACCTTCGAATACTTGGTTACCAATACTTGTTATAGTATTAGGAATAGTAAGTGTTCCTGTAAGTTTAGAGCATTGTTTGAATGCTCCTTCACCAATAGTTATTACACTATTAGGAATAGTAAGTGTTCCTGTAAGTCCACTACAATTTCCGAATGCGTAAGGACCAATACTTATTACATTATTAGGAATAGTAAGTGTTCCTGTAAGTCCAGTGCAATTTTCGAATACTCCATCACCAATACTTGTTATACTAATAGAAATAGTAAGTGGTCCTGTAAGTCCAGTGCAATCTTTAAATGCAGCACTACCAATACTTGTTACACTATTGGGAATAGTAAGTGGTCCTGTAAGTCTACTGCAATTTTGAAATGCAGAACTACTAATACTTGTTACACTATTAGGAATAGTAAGTGGTCCTGTAAGTCCAGAGCATCGGCTAAATGCATAACTACCAATACTTATTAAACCAGTTCCAAGTGTAAGTCCTGTAAGGTTAGAGCATCCTTCGAATGCTCCCGAATCAATACTTGTTACACTATTAGGAATAGTAAGCGGTCCTGTAAGTCCACTGCAATTTTCAAATGCTGAATTACGAATACTTGTTACACTATTAGGAATAGTAAGTGGTCCTGTAAGTCCAGCATAACCTGCAAATGCTAGCAGATCAATACGTGTTACTGGTTTATCATTATATGATGATGGAATAACTAAATTCTGTAATGGTACATTTGGAACAAATCCAAAAATTTCATATTTAGAGTCCTCTCCCGATATAAGTCTATACTTAAGTTTTTCACCTGTATAATCACCATATGTAGCAGAGGTTTTACTACCTGCAGAGTTTGTAGCTACAGATTTAATGTAGTAAATAGTATTTGCAGTTAAACCATTTAGTACTGCTTGATATGTTGTACCGCTTACGAATGTAACACTACCAACAGTGGTAGGATTTGTAGTAGTTCCATACAATATAGAATATGTAATTGGTAGATCTCCAGTAATACCTGCTACATTAAATTGTACAGTTATAGATGAGCTTGTAGGAGTACCAAATACTACAGGAGTAGTAGGTGCTTTAGATGGTGGTATACCTGTTTTAATATTTGCAGATGATGAGGTTTTACTACCTGCAGAGTTTTTAGCTACAGATTTAATGTAATATGTAGTATTTGCAGTTAAACCATTAAGTACTGCTTGATATGTTGTTAGGCTGTTTGAAACTGGTGTAGCAATACCAACAGTAGTAGGATTTGTGGTAGTGCCATATAATATAGAATATATTGGCGTAGGAGTACCCGTAATATTAGTTATAACAAACCTTACAGTTATAGATGTAGCTGTAGGAGTACCAAATACTACAGGAACAGTAGGTGCCTTAGATGGTGGATCAGTAGAAGTTTTGATAATAGCAGATGTTGATGTTTTACTACCAACAGAGTTTTTAGCTACAGATTTAATGTAATATGTAGTATTTGCAATTAAACTGTTTAGTATTGATTGATAAAGTGTACCACTTACTAATGTAGCAGTACCAACAGTAGTAGGATTTGTGGTAGTTCCGTATAATATAGAATATGTTGGTCTAGGATTACCCGTAATACCTGCTACATTAAATCGTTTAGTTATAGATGTAGCTGTAGGAGTACCAAATACTACAGGAACAGTAGGTGCTTTAGATGGTGAACTAAGTGGTAGAGCAGTTTTGATAATAGCAGATGACGAACTTTTAATACCTACTGAGTTTTTAGCTACAGATTTAATGTAATATGTAGTATTTGGTTTTAAATTATTTATTACTGCTTGATATGTTGTTTTACTTTTTGGAACTGGTGTAGCAGTACCAACAGTAGTAGGATTTGTGGTAGTGCCATACAATATAGAATATGTTGGCGGTGGTTTACCTGTAATATTAGTTATAACAAACCTTACAGTTATAGATATAGTTGTAGGATTACCAAATACTACAGGAGTAGTAGGTGCTTTAGATGGTGAAGTGTTCGCCATTTATGTTTGACTATGTTTAAAAATTCATGTTGCCAGTAATAGTTAATATCTAATTAGACATAACAATCGGATCTGACGGTATACTTTTTGCCCCAAGATACTCGTAGTAAAATATTAAAGTCTCAGACTGGTTCTTAGGTTTTTTGTAGTTTATAGTTGTAGTAGTTGTCGGCCATCTTAGTGGAGTATATAATTCTCGCCCCACACTAGTTGTAATTATTAAATACCCACGTTTATCTTCATTACGATTTGTGATTGTAAGCTCATAAACAGTAAAAGCATCCGGTGGATTTCCCGGATATATACTGTTGATTGAAACAATAGGCTTAAGAAATTCTGGTATATTTGAAATTGTTTCGATTTCTTCACGCTGTGAAGATACATCGCCAGGAAAGCTTCTAACAAGAGAGTTAACATACAATGGCCATTCGGGACGGGTATTATTTATTTTTGCTCGATAAATTGTACCACTATCAAGAGTAGCTGGAGTTTCATAAACGGTAGCCGACGGATCCCTTGAGTCTCTATGTGTTACAAAAAAACTTAATGGTGGAGTCCCATTAACAGATTTCGTATCAAAATATACAGTTATAGTTCGAGGTGGATCACTAGCAAGTAATACGGGTGTATATGGTGGGAAAGTTGATAGAACAGGTTGAAAGGGGGTGTTAATTATAGCTTGAGAACGTTTGTCACCAAAAGAGTTTCTAGCTACAGATTTGAAATAATAATTAGTATCTTCATTTAATTCAGATATTGTTGCTCGATAAATTGTACCATTATAAAGAGTAGCTGGAGTTTCCAAAGTAGTCGCACTAGAATCCAAACTAGTTGCTGTTATTATAAAAAAACTTAATGGTACACTTCCACTATTAATATTCGCTACATCAAATTCTAGTGATATAGATGTAGTTGTAGCATTAAACATTGTAGGAACAGTAGGTGCTTTAGATGGTGGATCAGTTATAATAATTAAAGGTTCAGAGCCCTTATTACCTGCAAAGTTTGTAGCTACAGATTTAATGTAATATTCAGTATTTGAAGTTAAACCATTGATTACTGCTTCATAAATTGTACCATTAACTAATGTAGCACTACCAACAGTAGTAGGATTTGTAGTAGTACCATACAGTATAGAATATGTAATTGGTAGATCACCGGTAATATCTACTACATCAAATCTTGTAGTTATAGATGTAAGTGTAGGAGTACCAAATACTACAGGAATAGTAGGTGCTTTAGATGGTGGTGATATAGCAGTGTTGATAACAGCAAATGGTGAAGTTTTATCACCTGCAGAGTTTGTAGCTACAGATTTAATGTAATATGCAGTATTTGAAGTTAAACCGTTGATTACTGCTTCATAAATTGTACCATTAACTAATGTAGCAGTACCAACAGTAGTAGGAAGTGTAGTAGTACCATACAGTATAGAATATGTTGGTGGTGGATTACCTGTAATATCTGCTACATCAAATCTTATAGTTATAGATGTAGTCGTAGGATTACCAAATACTAGAGGATCAGTAGGTGCTTTAGATGGTGGTGATATAGCAGTGTTGATAACAGCAAATGATGAGGTTTTACTATCAACAGGATTTGTGGCTACAGATTTAATGTAATATGCAGTATTTGAGGTTAAACCGTTGATTACTGCTTCATAAATTGTACCATTAACTAATGTAGCAGTACCAACAGTAGTAGGATCTGTAGTAGTACCATACAGTATAGAATATGTTGGTGGTGGATTACCTGTAATACCTGCTACATCAAATCGTGTAGTTATAGATGTAGTTGTAGGAAGACCAAATACTACAGGGACAGTAGGTGCTTTAGATGGTGAACTAACTCCTAGAGCAGTTCTGATAATAGCAGATGCTGATGTTTTACTACCAACAGAGTTTTTAGCTACAGATTTAATATAATATGTAGTACTTGAAGTTAAACCATTTAATACTACTTGATAAATTGTACCATTAACGAATGTAGCATTGCCAACAGTAGTAGGATTTGTAGTAGTCCCATACAATATAGAATATGTTGGTCTAGGATTACCTGTGATACCATTTGTATCAAATCGTGTAGTTATAGATGTACTTGTAGGAGTAAAAAACGCTACAGGAACAGTAGGTGCTTTAGATGGTAAACTAAGTGGTGCAGCAGTTTTGATAATAGCAGATGACGAACTTTTAATACCTACTGAGTTTTTAGCTACAGATTTAATGTAATATGTAGTATTTTGTTTTAAATTATTTAGTATTGATTGATAAAGTGTGCCACTTACTAATGTAGCACTACCAACAGTAGTAGGATTTGTGGTAGTTCCATATAATATAGAATATGTCGGTGTAGGATTACCTGTAATACCTACTACATTAAATCGTTTAGTTATAGATGTAAGTGTAGGAGTACCAAATACTACAGGAACAGTAGGTGCTTTAGATGGTGAACTAAGTGCTCCAGCAGTTTTGATAATAGCAGATGACGAACTTTTAATACCTACTGAGTTTTTAGCTACAGATTTAATGTAATATGTAGTATTTGCAGTTAAACCATTGATTACTGCTTGATATGTTGTTTTACTTTTTGGAACTGGTGTAGCAATACCAACAGTAGTAGGATTTGTGGTAGTGCCATACAATATAGAATATGTTGGCGGTGGTTTACCTGTAATATTACTTATAACAAACCTTACAGTTATAGATATAGTTGTAGGAGTACCAAATACTGCAGGAACAGTAGGTGCTTTAGATGGTGGAGTGTTAGCCATTTATCTTTAGCTATATCTAAAAAACGCAAGGTTGTGTATTACATTTTATCCTTTAACTACAACAACTTGTGTACCGATAAATGCATTAGAATTAATTGATGGCACACCGTTTTTTACAGTAACTTTTCCAATAAGTCCAGTGCATCCCTTGAATGCTTCCGTTCCAATACTTTTTACAAGAGTTCCCAGCGTGAGTTTTGTAAGTTTAAAGCATCCACTGAATGCTGCAAAACCAATAGTTTTTACACTATTGGGAATAGTAAGTGTTCCTGTAAGATTATAGCATCCAGTAAATGCTGCTCCACCAATACTTGTTACACCAGTTCCAAGTGTGAGTCCTGTAAGTCCATTGCAATTCAAGAATGCTCCCTCATCAATAATTTTTACACTATTAGGAATAGTAAGTGTTCCGGTAAGCCCGACGCATAGTTGAAATGCTGCATCTTCAATAGTTGTTACACCACTTCCAAGTCTTAATGCTGTAAGATTAACACAATCAGCGAATGCTAATACACGAATAAGTTTTACACTATTAGGAATAGTAAGTGTTCCTCTAAGTCCAGTGCATTTATAGAATGATGCAAAATCAATAGTTGTTAAACCAGTTCCAAGTATGAGTCCTGTAAGTTTAGAACAAACGCTAAATGCTGTCGGATCAATAACTTTTACACTATTGGGAATAGTAAGTGTTCCTGTAAGTTTAATACATTCAGAGAATGCTGACTCACCAATAGTTGTTAAACCAGTTCCAAGTTTGAGTCCTGTAAGTCCACTGCAAAGTTCGAATGCTGCAAAACCAATACTTTTTACACTATTGGGAATAGTAAGTGTTCCTGTAAGTTTAATACATTCAGAGAATGCTCCCTTACCAATAGTTGTTAAACCAGTTCCAAGTTTGAGTTCTGTAAGTCCAGTGCATGTGTCAAATGCTTCATCAAGAATAGTTGTTACACTATTAGGAATAGTGAGTGTTCCTGTAAGTCGAGTGCAATTTTGAAATGCTCTCAAACCAATACGTGTTACTGGTTTACCATTATATGATGATGGAATAACTAAATTCTGTAATGGTACATTTGGGACAAATCCAGTAACCTCATATTTAGAGTTATCTTCCGGTATAAGTCTATATGTAAGTTTTTCACCT